ATGCCCGAAGAAAAGATCACCCTGAAATACAACTGGCGGCGCAAGTGGCCGGATGAAGACGACAAGTTCAGCGGCTTTGATGGCAAATGGCTGATGGGCTATATCGGCTTGCATCATATGGGCTACTGGACGTGGGGCTCTGGCCTTTCCGAATACGAGAAGGGGCCGGCGTTGCATGGCGCTACCGGCATGGAGCCTACTGCGAGAGCCGCAGCGAAGGCGGTGGAAAATTGCTATGAGAGGATGCTCGCGGGAGACTGGCCGGGTATGAGCGACAAGGTCCGGGCTAGGGCGATGAGCTTGGCGGGTCGCGAGGGGCGGAAATATGGCTGACGAAGGGCGTGGGCTTATGACTCGTCCTTGATCGCAGCCTCCAGCGCTTCCTTCTGCTCCGTGCTGAGCTTTTCCAGAGCCATGATGATAAACTTGATGTAGCGTGACGGGTTTCCCTCGACCTTGCCGCTAAGCTGAGCGGTGATCGCGTTCTGCGACATGCCAATAAGTTCCGCAAAATCCTTCTGCGAATACCCAGCCCTCTTCAGGCGGTTTTGCCACGGCTCATTCCCCATGGCCGGGAGTGATAGCTCATGAACCGATTCTGTCCAAGCCACTTGTATTTCCTAGCTGTTGCCTATTGTAATTATCAACGCTGCTTGTATCATAATACATACAGAATTGATTTCAAGGGAGAATACGATGGCTGACCACATCAACATTCACCACCCAGACCGTGGCGAACGATACGAGCGCGAGGCTCTGATGATTGCCGAACTGAAAACCAAGATCGCAGTTATGGAGACGGCGCTCACTCAGTCTCGCGGCGATCTGGAGGCCATCTTCACCCGCATAAAGCGAGGAGATCCTTGCGAGTTGCACATGATGAATGGCGACGTCTACGTGATCACGGGAGCTTTGCGCGATGACCAGTAAGATTGAAGCCGAGATCGAGCGTGTCGTCCAGTCCGTCAATGAATGGGATGATCGCACGTCGCCAGACGACTACCCCGATCACCTGCTGATCACGTCGGAAGAACTCGCCGACATCCTTCGCAACTTCGCCGGGGCAACGACCACGGCTCCTCAGGATCACTTGGTAGACAGCTCTCTGGCGAGAATTGGTCAAGCGCTGAAGGCTGAGGCGCAGAAGCTGCGGGAAGACTACGAGGCGGCCTATGCCGTTCCTTGCAACTGCGCCACACCTGACTCAGCCCTGCATTACGGGCGCGCTCAAGGGATGGAGATGGCCGCCGACATCATCGGCAACAGTATCCTCAAGGAGATCCCTAATGTCTGATCTGATCAAGCGACTTCGCTCTACGCGCGACTGCACTGTATGCGATGGCGATGGCATCAAAGACAATGGCAAGGAATGCGGCGGCTGTGATGGGACTGGCAAAGTTCAAGTCTATGATAGGACAGGACCCGAGGCTGCCGATGAAATCGAGATGCTCCGTGCTGGCATCAAGCGCCTTTCCGATGAGGAAGAGCTTTGCGCTGAGACTACGGGCGACGATCCGTTCTCAATGGTCTATCTCTCTGCGAAGCTAGCGGCCGTTGAGGCGGAACTGGCGAAGGCGAACCGCGACATGGACACCTATCGCGAGTATGCCGACCAGAAGTCCGAACAGGTGATTGTGCTCCAGCAGGACGACCGACGCTTACGGGAGGCATTGGCAGAGATCGCTAACAGCGATGACGTCGATAACGCCCTAGACCCCGAGCGGAATAAGCGTCTGGCTAAGGCCACCCTGTCCGCTGTGGCGGAGGCTGCCCTATGAAGATAGCTTCGCAACACGCTTGGAAAGACTCGGAATACGCACCCCGCCACGAATGGCCGGGCGATACCCTGGTACAGTGGGGAGGCAATGGTCTCGTTCTCGGAAAGGACTGCTATACCACCGCTTTCTTCGAGGCGTTCCCTGACAAGAAGATCACGGCTGGCGGTGGGTTTATTCGCGGCGAAGGGAAGACGATCGAGGAGGCAGAAGCCGATGCCTTCGCTCAATTCCAGAAGGAATCATCGTGCCGGCATCTTTGGGGCCGGGAGCACTACACCAATGGCGGGCAGTTGTGCCGACATTGCCGCGCCTTTCGGGGCGGTGTGGTCAAAGAGGTGGTGATCCTTGGCAGGCATCGAAAGCCGGTGGCGTGGTACCATGCCTACGATTTGGAAATGGATAGCGACAGCAAGTACATTCGCATCCTGCGCCTCAGGGCGAAGCTATTCGGCATCACTGAGCGCCCGCCTACGGCGACATCTACCGACGCGGTCATTGCATCCATTTTTCCAGGTACAGCGCCGGAGGTGTCCGAATGATTCACTCAGAGGTTCTCATCAAGGGCGAACCCCGCTTCAACATGGTCGGGCAACGCCTGCCCGATAGCCTGCACGACACTGACCAAGTTATCTCACCGGGGCTTTTGGAGCGCCTTCATCGCTACGGTTTGACGCGGGTCACAGAGATCGGTTTCACCGTGGATGGTTTCAAGCCCAGCGTCTATACGATGGACGGCGATCTGCCGGCATCTGAGCGCTATTACTGCATCGAATTCATCCACCAGAAAGGCGGCATGATCGGCGTCCAAGGAATCATGATCGGTAAGGGCGGTTGGCCGTGCCTCGATCATGGCATTTGTACAGGGGAAGGGTATGAATAAGGATGCCACCCCAGCCGCTGAACCGAGAGAATCCCCATGAGGCGAGACTGGCATATAGGTGGATTGGTTTTCGCCGGGTTGATGGTTGTGGCGATGGTCATGGTAGGGGTTAGCCTCGTCGCAAACGTGCTGAAGCTGGTGGGCGTGCTTTAAGGCTGCCCTAGCTTTTGCCGCTCGATACGGTCAAGCCGCTCGCGAAGGTCTAGGATCACGTCTCTCGCACCATAGACGCTGCCTTGAGCGGCCTTTACCTCGTCCACCTGCCTTTGAACATCGGTGAACCTCTGATCGTATGAAGCCCAAACACGCTCGTGTTCGCCGCGCGGGACTTGATTCTGGAACTTGGTCTCGATCGCAGCAAAGCGATTGTCGTTGTCCTGCCGTGATGTGATCCGGTTATTCTCATAGGTAGATTTGAATTCGGCAAAAGCCCCGGATGAGGTCGTGTTCGATGCCAGATTCGTTATTGCCACATTCAGTCGGTCAATGTCTGCTCTTACCGGCCCAAACTGCAACGAACTCAGCCCTTGAATAATTACGATCATGATCCCCATGGCCGATATAAGTAAGCCCCATGGGGTTTTCCCCCGCTCCGCGAGCTGCGCATTTGTGGACGCGATTTGTTCAGAAAACCTCTTGTCGAAGCTCGTGAACATCTGGTCGATCTTGTCAGACTGAGCTTTGGCCTGCGCGTCCATCCGTTGGGCCATGCCGTCAAGGTGGGTATTGAGGGAGGAGAGATTGACCTCAACAGTCGAAAGACGTTGAATGATGACGGCTGGGTTTTCGAGTATAGCCGAGCTGAGCGGCGGGCGATTGGGCATCGTCATTCCTTATCTAGATCCGATCTCGTCATGCCGAGCGCAATCCTTGGTCGAATAGACTTTCCCGGCGCAGAGTCGCACGACGGTTTTGTCTATCTTCCGCTGATCGGCATCCGTCAGACCACGAGCGCCAAGCAGGTCAGTACCGACCACGCGCTTCAGGCCCGCCACATTTGCCGGACCCAAAGACCCACACCCGGCCAGCATCGCGACAGGCATCATAATCAAGAGCGCCTTCATCAGCGCGAGTTGCGGCTTCATTGTTCTGCCTTTCGGTTGAGTTGCGGACGCCCTCGCCTCCTTGGCGATAGATCCAGACGCTGGCGGCCATGATGACCGCCAGGATGAGGAAGAGACCGATTATGCGGGGAGAGGCTAACATCAGCGCCGTGCCCCTTCTTGATAGGCCGCTATCCCCTTTCGCTCGCCATACCAGCCAGCAAAGGCTACTGCTCCGAACACGAGAAGCGCTGCGCCGATCCAAACCCACCCCGGAATATCCGAGAACGTGTCTTTCCAAGGCGTGATGGCACCAAGCACTTTGTCACCGACGCCACCGACGCCCACCGTGCCGAGGCCAAGGCCTCCGAGGATCTTCATGAGCCAGTTGGTTCGGACCTCCGGGGCATTCTGCCGCACGGTCGCCGGCTTTGCATCGTCGCGAGGCAGGTTACGGGCTGGGATGCCCGGCAAGGCGATCAGAAACGCATCATCGATCACGTCGTTGATAGGCGTGATATCGTTTTCGTTCTTGGCGGCAAGGATTGCCGTCTTCGTGAGCTTTCCAATCTTGCCGTCTGGAACCCCGACTTCGGTATAGCCCTTGTCGCGAAGGGTCTCCTGGACGATCCTGACCGTGATGGCGTCGGTTCTGCCCGCTGGGTCAACCACTGTCGCGGGAGTCACCCCGGCGGCCGGAGCCTGCGCGGCCTGAGTATCGCCGGAAAGAAACTGCTTGCGCTCGTTCTGACGGCGCGTGGTGAGGCCCTTGATGGCGACCTTCTTGCCGTTGACCGTGCCCTTGTTCAAGACGAGAAACTGTTCGGCAGCGCCGGCGGTATCGCCCGCATTCAGCTTTTTCAGCAGCGTGGATTTCCGAAAAGCCGTCCCGCCGATGTTGAAAACCAGCGAAACCAGTGCGTCGAACTGGCTTTGGTTGACTGGCACCTTCACAAGCCGGTTGATGTCGGCTTCGACTGCCGCCAAATCTCGCGTCAGGATCTCATCCGATTGCGCGTCGGTGATTTTCATGCCCTTCTTGACCTCAGGTGGGCCGGCCGCCGTAGTGTGCCCTACCCCGATCGTCAGAACGCCGACAGAGTCGAGGTAGGCCGTCAGCTTGTTTCCTTCGTGTGCGGCAATAGCCTTGCGGCCCGCGGCGCTGGTGCGCATCATGGTCATAGTGGTGTCCTTTGGTGGGTTGTCCAACAGCTAAGGCATTACGCGATCCCGTAACGTGCCTTGAGGTAGCCTTCCGCGATGGCGAGATCTCCACTACCAAGAGCAGTCGAGGAGGTTGCAACTGCGGAGATTTGGCCGACCGCTGCCAAGAAAGCAGCGGAGCCAGCGAGATCGTAGCCTGCGCCGACGACGAGCGAGCGGATGCCGGGAATGCCGGACGATGGCGCAGTTATGCCCGTTGCCTGCGCAACTTGCGCGCCATTGCGGCGCAGGGTCAGTGTCCCGGCCGTGGCATTGAGGACCATGGTCAGGAGGTTCCACGCGCCGTTGCGGACGTCTACGGCCGCGGCGGTGTATGAGCCCCCACCGAAAGCAATAGGATTGCCAGTATTGCCAACGTTGACGGCATCGACCCCGATATGCGGGGCGTTAAAGCCATTGGGCCCATAGGTCGAAACCAATGTGCCACCCACCGGCGCTGAGCCTGCCTCGCCGCCTTGGACGGGTGAGCGGGTGACGACCATCCATGTACCCGCCGACGCGCCGGTTAGCAGAGCGGCCGGATCGGCGCCCAACTTTCCGTTGTTGAAAGCGCTGTCGAGGCCAACGCCATACCCGAACTGCAGCGCACCGAACCCATGCGACCCAGACACCAGGGCGGGCTTCTGCGTTTGCAAGGGCCGGAGGGGATAGGAGCCGACCTTTGGCATCCACTCCCATGCCGAAAGCGGAGAGGCCAAGTCCGCGCCGCGCAGGTATTGCAACTCCGCCTCGTACCAAGACGTGAGGCTTGGGATGGCTGCCATCGCCAGTTCTGCGTCACTCAGAGTGACGTTGGGCAAACCGGCGGCGGAGGCGATGACGCCTGGAGTGTTGATGTAAAACGTCATGCCTGTACTCCGGTCAGATTGATCATCTGAGGAATTGCCCAATCGTATTCGAAATGGCCGCCGACGCCCCATTGGTCTGTCGGAAGCGACACGGAAGGCTCAACGGCTCGAATGCAAGACCTAGCTCCGTGGGCCGGGCCATCGGGGCATTGCGTCGTGTGCGCGCTTTCGAGATAAAACCCATCCTTGTAGGTGGCGAGGTTTAGAGATTTTCGAACGCCTGTTGAGGCGCCGGAGAGGGTCAGCCGCATACCGGTTACAGCCATGGCGGTAAGCTGATCACGAGCAGCCGTGTTGCCAACTACATTCCAGATGTAGGCTGCATCGAGCCGTTGCTTGTCGTTGATCATCGCATGCCCGGTGATGGTCGGGGGCGACCCGCTGCTATCCCAATACTTCAGGCCAAGGTAATTGCCGACGACCACGGAGGAGTCCGGCGGCGTGACCTGCCCGGCCGTATCTACGATGATGTTGCGCGAAAACCAGACGTCCAGCTGAGTGGTCGAATACCATTCCGCCTTGATGATCCTGGTTGGCATCCAGCCAGGGCCAAATAGCTCGGCGTAGATTGCTCGAGCGAACATCTGACCCTTGAGAAAGTATCCATGGCTGTCGAGGTGGATGCCAGTGAAGGTGTTGTTGAGACCGGACCGACTGAACTGATAATCCGTGCCGACGACACAAAAATTCGGGTCGTTCCAGAGGTTTCCTGCAGCGATAGCGGCGGGGGCGAAGGTCGGTTGCCCCTCAAGAAACGACTTGTAAGCCTGAGGCCAAGCCGAAGACCCGATATCGTTGGGCGCGATCGAGTTGGAAAACACATCCAGAAACATTGGTGGAAATTCACGCTGCAGAGTGATGGCGTGGACGTCTTCGCGGAAGCCACGCAGCATCGTGCGCAGCCAATGCTCGGTCTCGGCTACGCTGCCGCCCTCATTGTATTCGGCTTGGCCCTGCGACCAGACAGGGACCGCGATCAGGCGCCTGCCCTGCTTTTCTGCAATCGCCTGGGCATCGCGCAGCCCCTGCAGCATGTTCGCCCAATAGCTCGATCCGCGCTTAAGCTGGCGCAACGAACGGCCACCCTTTGCGGCATTGATGACCAAGATCGTCGGCTGCACGCCCGTCGCGAAAAGCGTGAACTCCAGAAGATGGCGGGCCATGGAATAGGACATGGTTTCGCGAGGACCAAAGCCGCTATCAGATTCGACCAGTGGGACAAACGATGTGCCGCGTTGACCATCCGTCACGTATCGACCGGTGTTGAGCATCAGGACGTTGCTGGGGCGGTCGTTTGTCGTGCTGAACGGCAGATCGGTTCCGGCGGCGGCATTATTCATCCCCTCCATGAGGGACTGCCCCATCAGGACAAGCACGAAGATAGCCGTGCTATCCTTGAGCGCAGCGTTGACCGGGTTGCCGGTTGATCCCGGCAATGCCTGCCCCAGCGCACCGTAGGTGTTATAGCCGCGTCCAGAGAGAGGGTCTAAGAGCTGTGGAGAGGGATATGGCTTAAGACCGGCGGCGGTTGCGGCCACCGGGCGACCATCGGACTTGCGCCAGCCGGCGAAGGTGTTGCCGGCCTCGTCCCGGAGACCCAACTGCAAATCGCCGTCAGCGGAAATCGCTGTTGCGGTCCGCTCATCTTCAACCGAATCAACCCGGTCGTTAAGGGCTACCACCGTCTCCGGATCGATAAGCTCGCCTACCTTTACCCATGCACTACCGTTCCAGGTATAGGCTCCCTTATCGACGTTATCGCCCGTCACTTCACCCGGTTGGCCTACACGTGTCCCCGCAGGAAGCCCAGCGAGAGTAGCCGAGCGCACTAGGCCAGCTGCAGCCCCTGAAACTCCCAGGTCCACAGCATCTACGAAGGCAAAGATTTCTTCAGCGGTAGGTGGGTGCGCTCCGGACGCAGATACGCCATCCACCTTCCACTTGCGCCACGCATGACGGCCAAGATCCCTTAGAAGCCCCATTTTAAATTTCTCCATGCAACAGCGCGCCCCGAAAGATTTCGCGAGGTGCACATTGAAAGCTCGTATTTGCGTGAGTTCAGTTTGATCAGATGATCGTAACTGCGATCGGTCCTGATGCTGGCCCAGCTATGCCGGATCGATTGAACGGGACGGCGTAATAGTCCCAAGCCCCTTGTGGCGCGCAGGCAGACGTTTGCTGGTAAAGGATCACGTCATCGACAGAGCCGGCGAAGGCGCTCTGTGCTTGGATGCCAGTTTCAGTGCCCGTCGCGGTCAGGGTCAGCGTACCCAGATATTGTCCGTTCGCAGTCTTGAACCCGCTACTTTGGAGCGGCGTCATGCTGTAAAGCTGAGCGGACCCGGCCGTTACCCCTGACAGCGTAAAGGCATAGCGGATGGCGCCAGCCGGAAGCGAAACACCTGTCTGGTAGATGTTGGCCGCAGCTCCAGCAGAGTGAGTCGCCTTACCGCCCGAAATAGACCAGCCAGCACCAAATGTGAGCCACGACGCCGATGAGGCAAAGTCTCCGTTAGGGACAAGATTTGTGCGGGTGGCATCACCATCCGTATGGGAATACGACGACAGGGAACTCACCCCTTTAAGAGCGACAATCTGGGGATCGGCGCTTGGATTGAGGGTCGCACCCCGTACTTTGCGGTAAATCCTGACCTCATACTGATGGCTATCGTTTGGCGTGGACAATGCGAATATGGCGTGACCGAGGCGTGGGCCAGACGAAACCAACACGAACGACCCAAGCGCCACTGGTGCGATTGGATCAACAATCACCGTTATGGGGCTGGTAGAGTTCTGCCAGTCAAATGTCTTGCCGCTGGCGATGTTTCTGATCCGCCAGTCATACGCCCCGCCATCAGCAACAGGGCCAAAAGTGGCGGTCTTCTGTAACTGATTGACATTGGCGTCCAACCACTCATCCGCATCCGCAGGCGACACCTGTAGCTGCTGCGAATAGCTGTCGGGTAGTGTCGCTGCGCCCGTTGGACCCCATCCGAACCTTAAAACTGGTGCCGAGTTCTGCTGGATATCGACTACAGCTGTGACCGCGAGGACGACGTCGTCCACATTGGACGGGAGATCGAGGGGCACGATGACCTGATCTTGCTCGTCAACCGCGGCGATCCAGTCTGCTGCCCCATTACGAAAGATCATGAAAGGAGCCGTGACGCTCATAGCCTCGCCATCATATTCGATGACGTCTGTCGCGGCAGCCACTCTCTCAAACGAGTCTTCAGGACTAAGGTCCAGCGTGAAGACGTAATCTTGCATCAAGTCGAGGGCTTGGGGACCTGATGTAACCGATCCGACAAAGTCTGGGTTGCTCTCGAATACGGCGAGCTTTCCAATACGCTGGGCTTGCGTTGCGGAAGGGCATAGTGTTGCCCCAACCGGTATCGAGAACTCGGCGCCATCATCCTCATAAAGAGATTCATCGCGCCAGCGGACCTCATTGGCTTTGTAGTTAAGCGCCGGCTCGACGTAGCTGACTTTGGCCGTATTGAAGAACTTCTGGAGCGTTCGTCCGCCTTCAAGCTGAAGGCTGAGATGGTCACCGTTCTTCGCCCGTAGGGCAATGGAAGGGGTCGATCGCATTTTCTGGCGAACAGCAATTCTGCCCTGGGAGTCCATATAGACATCGGCGTTGCATATCGTCGCTATCGACTTGATGCGATCTTCGTTCTCCCCATCTAAGCTGACCGGGCCAGCGCAACGATACCGATTTTCCGTGCCCCCGGCTTTTAAAGGGATGTCTTCGTCACAGTGATCCGCAAACGCGGCGAAGCTGTCGAAGTTGACATCATCGACGCTTCCTGGTGTGAGGCCGTAGACGTCCATGATCTCCGTAATCAGACAGCAGCCAGCGTTACCCGAATACGCAAAACTACCGGACCGCGGGTCGTAAACATTTTCCCATCCGTCGATGACGCATTGGATCCCAGGCATGTTGTTCGGATATATGTCCTGGAGATCTTCCTGCGGCACCTGCTCCACAATTTGGAGTACCATAGCGCATCCGCGCTGCCTGAATGGCGTCAGAGGCGTATCTAGTTCTGGGAAGGCGTCCAGGATTTCGGCAAAAGGCTCGTCAGCCATAGTGCCGAGCGTGGTCAGGATCTGGACTCTTGGCCGGCCACCGACTTGGTACTGCGCTTCGGTAACGAAACCATTTGCGTCCACGGTAATCGGCTTCTTATCGAGACGGAACGAGACGTAGCCGTGGATAGGCCCTTCACAGATGTAGTGGAGAAGGTAGCTTTTTTCGCCGCGCCGAAACCCGAACACAATCACAGACCCCGTCAAGTAACGGTGATAGATCCGCCGACGTGCCGTAATCTCTTGCCGGATGTTTGTCTGAACGTCAGACGGCTGAGGGGCCGACGGCTTTTTTTGCCCCGCCGCAGACAAGAAATATGCCCCGGCCGCTGTAACGGCATATCCCACGCCGAGAGCCAATGCGTTAACGCCAGCAATGCCGAGAGCCCCGATGGCCGCATAACCTAGCCCTGCTGTCTGGAGCAGGGCAATGAAGGCGCCTGCCACTAGTTGCGGCATTTTGTACCTTCGGCTGCCAAGCCTGTTTTCGGTGATTTCCGGCCTCAATAGAATGCTCCTAGACGCGCCGGATTAGGCGCCCATGCGATATCCGCCGGGCGCCGGAGGTAGCGAAGTCCACCCTCGCCCGTCTTCGCCACCCAGAGAGAGCCCGTGCAGATCATGCCTAAGTGCCAGCCGTTAAAGCTGACCAGACCGATATCGCCCCTAAAGAAGCTGCCGCCCTGACGCCGTTGGCCTGCTACTTTGTCAAAGTAGGATATTGCCCCACCTTCAGTTTCGATTGCCGCCCTCGCCCCCGCCTCATCTGAATACGTTCCTCTAAGATGGGCGGCGAAATCCACCCCATTGAGGACCAATCCCCAGCCGGCGACAAACAATAGGCAGTCTCCATTTCCAACACCCCACGCGAACGGCTTTTCGCGTTCTGCGGCGAGATATCCGTCAAGCAGGTCAGTTTCGCGCATCGAACAGGTTCAAGGTTTGATCGACCATTTTTTGCACGTAGATGAACCCGGTCGAGCCAGGGTCTCGCTGCTGCTGATCGCTATTCGTGATCATTGAATTGGCCGACCTACGCCGACGGACGAAAAGATCTTCGAGCAGCAGGATTATTTGACGCGAGCTAGGTCCCGATTTCGTCATCCGTAGCCGGTCACCGACGCCCGTGTAGATGTGAAAGCGAGGGTCAAGAGGCATTAGGTCGGCGTCGTAAAATTGGCCCCAGAAGCGGAAACGCCTCCCTCTGATTTCGCGCTGCTGACTTTCGAAGAACCATTCCTTGATCAGAACATCTTCCATGTTCAGCGTGCAGGTCACTTGCCTTGAGCTTCCAAGTTTTGAGGCACCCAAGTTGGAGATGGACGCTAGGCCCTGCATTCCTTTCCAGTCGATAGCTTCGATCGATCCGGCAAAGCCCCGGGTCCGCAGTATCCCGCCCTCGTTGTGGACGTATTCAGTTCCGGAGATGAACTGCATCTCTGCAAGCACTGAGCAATGGACCCGGTTGCCTCGAGATGCCTCTTTGATCGTCTGAGAGAACATCAGTCGGCACTCTCAACCAAGCGAGTTAAGTCTTCCATGAATTCAAGGGTATGCTCACCATATCGACCAGCGGTCAAAGCCTCATAACCTGGAGTGTCCGTCACGCAGAAACCCACGAAGACGGGAGCGAGTGATATGGTATCGCCTGCGGATGCGGGCTTCCGAAGAACAGGCGAAAGCCGCAATCGCTGCTGCCCATCCTCGATCCACGACCCTGCGACACCGTAACAGAATTCTTCTATCGATATGGCGCATCCACCGGGGATCTCGTCCGTAGACGTCACGTAGATTTCGCGGGAAGCGTTCTCAGCCGGGGCGAGGAATTGTGTCTCCAGAGTTGGGATAGCGTGGCCGACGCCGGTGGCATACATCGCACCGGTTGCAAACGGGATGCCTGTTCGGTTTGCATCACGGAAAGACTTGGTGTCTGCCGCGAAAGGGCCATCGATCCCATAAACATCGGGCATCCTAATCCGCACGAGCGCCGTATCAGCCTCCATATTCCAGAGGAAGCCTCGTACGGTGCGCTCGGTACGTTGATCGAAAACCGGCACCGTAAACGACAACTTAAACTGAGCGCCTGACACGCCGACGGAGCGGCGCATTCCATTCGTAGCTTCCTGACCCGGCCGGCTGTTGTACACGAGTGCCAGAGACGGATTAGTGATCATCACAGACGTGATGGGGAAATCGAGGAGTACAGCCATCTAGAACCCTTGCTATCGTCCACGCGCTGCGCAATTCTTACGAGCAACGGAGGATCGGCATATGAAGCATCGCATCATCATTTTACTGAGCACGGGCTTCCTCGCTTCGTGTGGGACGATCGTCGTCCCAGCCGCGGGTGTCAGCAGCACTGGCGAGCAGTACCGCGGCACCGCCTCGGGCTCTGCAACCTCGGGGACATTCGAGCTGACAGGAACATCGGGCAACAAATGCAGCGGCACCTATGACCCACTTTCGTCGGCTCGTAAGATGATCGTGCCAGTCACGTGCACCAATTGTCAGTCGGGGTCTCTCGATATAAACCGAGACCCCGATCTCATGGGCGGGGAAGGGACCGGGACGTTTTCAGACGGCACCACCAGCACCTTCCAGTTCGGAAAGAAGCGAGTTCCTGCTTAACCTGTACGCTCGTTGATCTCGCCAATGCGGCCTGGCAGTGCCTTGTCGTATTGGCCTATCCCGTTGCGAACGCCGGCAGAGACCATCTGCTGAATTTCTTGGTTGCCACGGGCTCCAGATACGTTGACGTTTATATCCACCTTCTCGGGTCTATTGCTGTTGGCCGCGCCCATTGCTCCGATCTTGTGGTTTGGCACGACCTGAGATCCACGAGGAAGGTTGACGAGCTCCTTCCCGCGCTCACCAACCCAAGCGAGACCGCCGGGTGCCGATGGCGTACCGTTGGCGAAGCCGAGAAGCTTCCCTATGCCGCCGAAGATGGCACCGAATACCCCACCGCCAGACCCTGAAGATGCGCCTCCCATGGAAAATAAGGCATCGACTAACTGGTTTTGGATCTTGTCTACGATGCGGTCGAGGACATTAAGCGCAGCCTTACCGAATGACTTGAAGAACCCTTCGCCGTTCTGAAGTCCGTCACGCAGATCGGAGAGAAAGCTGTTGGTGCTGTCCTTGGCAAAGTCGAGCGCCTCTTTCGCCCGTTTCGTCTCTGCTTCAAGGCTTGCCATCTTTCCGGCGAGATCACCAAGTTGGGAGCGCTGCGCTTCGGTCAGCGTAATCCCACGCTGCTGCGCTTGGTTGAGGATGTCCTGAGTGTACTGGAGTTTGGCGGCGGCCTCTTCGGTCATCCCAACGGCATCACGCTCAGCCTGAAGCGAAGCTATCCGGCGGTTCGCTCCGTCTACGATGTCGCTGTATTTCTCGCTTTCTGATTTGCCGCCTGCCCCACCCTTCTTCTTACCCTTCTCGTCAACCTTCTCCATCCACCCGGCTAGGTTTTTAAGGGCCTCAGAACCTTTGCCCGCCGCCGCCGCGATACCGTTGCCGATCGCCCCGACATAGTCTGTCCCCTGCGCCGCGCCGATCGCTTTCATGACGTCGCTTTGCGCGGCGTCTGCTTTGCCTGCGCTTGGGTTGGAGATCCTGCCGAAGGCGACGGACGGGAGCGAGCCGATGCTCATTCCTTCGCCGACCCCGAAAGGCAGGGACTGGATCATGCCGTTTACGCTGCCGATGTACTCATTGATTTTCCCGGTAACGCTGTTGACCATGGCTTCGACGCCAGCAATGACCGCATTGGCCGTCGAATATACGATGTCGCCCAACGCCCCCGGTAAAGCGCTCCATGCAGCCTTGATCCCCTGGTAGCCTCCGACAAATGCTCCAATAACCGCGTTCACGCCGCTCTTCGCGTCCGCCACGATGTCGCGACCGAAGATCTGGGCGAGTTCGTCGCGAAAGATATTTGCAGCCGCAACGGCAGCAGTGATCCCAAGAACGAACGCTATAGCGGGATTCGAGGCTGCAAATGCAATGGCTACAGCGGCTAGCTGTACTACCAAGCGCCCAAGCAGAGCGATGAGTTGGACAACCCCGCCGATGATCAAAGGGGAATACAGTAGGGCCAAGGCGGAAGCCGCGCCAACCGCATAAGGGGCGATGGCTTGCAGGTTGTCTGCCAAGAACCTGAGGGCCGATGCTGTGTACTTAGCGACTGGCACGAGGGGAAGAAGGACACCTAAGAGCACGCCGACGGCTATCCCAACCGTACCGAAGCCCAGCGCCAAGTCAGGAAGCTGGATAGCAAGCGCTTGGATAAAGTTCCCCGTCGCGCTGGTCTGCTGCGCAACTTGGCTCAGTTGCATCGCCATCATTCGGATCTGGTTTGACGTATTGCCTGTAGCGCCACCGAGCTTGGAGGTATTGTCGTTCATTGCCGAATAGGCCTTGGCAACATTCATAGACGCACCGCTGGCGACCTGGCTAGTCTTCGCTAGATTTTGAACATCAACCTGTGCCCGAGCAGCTGCCCCAGAAAGATTCGTCAGTCCGACGGTCGCCTGATCAGTCCCTTTCGATGTGACTTGAATACCAAGCTGCGCGACGTCCATTTGTCTTTACCTTCTTCTGGAATGAAACCATCGTTCCAGCTTTCAACCTAGAAGGATGGTTTATGCGTGAGTGCTTTGCGGTCGCCTTGTTATCGAAAGGGTGTTGCGCCGCCTCGAGCGCATCGAAAAGAAGTTGGACGAGAAGAGCTAACTGCTCTCCCGCTCCCTGATAGCCTCGGCTTCTCTATCGATCTCTGAAACGTACCGACTATCCATAACCCGGATGGTCGCCACCTCCTCACGACGAACGATGTTGCCGGTGACCTGCAGCCAAGCCATCAGCTCAGCGTTCGAAACCGGGTTTGCGCCGTTGAAGCCAGCGGCCTGACCTTGGCGGATCTCCCAAAACCATGACCATAGATGCAGGCCATGGTCTGGAACGTCCGCCTCTGGGCTGTCGGTGCTAAAGGCTTCGTTCCGCTCGCGACGGGTTTCGCCATCCTTATCCTTGATGCTGTCGTATCGTGCCGTGATGGCTACGGCTTCGGCAAGGGCTTGCCCAAGCTCTTCGTAAAATTTGCGCGGTCCTCCGAGGCTTTCACGACCTGGTCATAGATGAACGGTGCTTCTTCAACGACCTCGCGGGCCTTTTCAGGGGTCAGTTCTGGCTTTTCGCCCTTCCAGTCGTGATCACCCCAGTCCCAAGATGCGATAGCGGCTGCTGCTTTGTCGAGGAACTCAGCCTCGAGCTTGCCGGACGTCAGCTTCTTCTTGGGGCTGGCAAGAAACCTGTCGGCGTGTTGGCGGGCAACGCGCTTGACGGCATCGCTCTCTACTGACCGGATCATGAAGCGGATGCCGATCGGCTCGTCCGTCTCAGGGCCAGTGAGTTTGAGTTCAAACAGGTCTTCGCTATTCACCAGTTTCGAAATATCCAAGGTGCACCTTTATACAGCTACAGGGTTGACGCGGATCGGGAGCTGGTTGAGCCCGATGGTGAAGCGCTCAAGGTCGAAGTCGTCGGAGCCACCGCCCGGATAAAGCGGGCCGGAAACCACGCCGCGGCTGTAGAACGTCGTGTTGGTGAACCCAGCGCCGCCGTCATTGCGTTCGATCTTGATAGCCATGTTGCTCTGGTTGAGCGGGTCGCCGAAGGTGCGGAGGATGACCTGTCCGGCATCTGCCGCAACGCTGGCTACTTCGATGGTCGGGTCACCAGCGTTCGCCGTCCCCTTCTGCTTCTGATTTACGGGTTCATCAAGCGTATTGTAGCTGTTCATGGTGGAGTCGGAACCGAAGTCCCCGATATTCCCGACCTTGCCGACCTGAACCCATGTCAGCGCGACATAGGCGCTCTGGATAAGGTCTGTATCTTGGGCAGTGGCGCAAACAAAAACCTTGCTGCCCTTCTTCGTGCTCTTGTTTGGCATTGCTATATCTCCGGTTCGAAGGCGATGTAGGGGATGGTGACCGGGATATTCATCCGGTCCACGTCTTGGATTGGGCGTGCAGCCCACGGCTCGCTGTTGATCGTGATCTTCACGCCAGAAGCGAATAGGGTTTGGTTCTTGAAGCGGTCGATAATCTGGCCGGCGACGTCAAGTGCATCCGTCAGGCCGTTCCCGACAGGCCACATGACGGACACCTGCATCATCCCGACCTTTTGCTGTGGATCTGGACCCAGCGTGATTTGCCGGGTGCGGTTGGGCAGGAAGTCGAGCTTCAGGAACTTGGCGGGCTTCGTTTGCCCTGTAGGTGGGAATGTGATGTTAGGCCCGGCGATCGGGAGCACGTCTGGCATACCGCGCAGGTGCGTCGATAGCGCGCTGAAGATCATTGCGTCCGTGCCAGTCGCCATCAGCGCTTAGCCTCAATGAGAATTTCGACTTTCCCTTTGACCACCTCCGTGAGGAACTCTTCGTGACCCCTCGCGTAGTTGCCTTCCGGGGTGAAGACGCAGCGGCGAACTTCGCCAGCTTCGTCATCCGCCATGAGAGCGCCTTTCTGCAGGGCGCCGTCTAAAAAGACCCGGACAAGCTTCCCGTCGCCATTCAAGATGCACCAGTCACGATAGCCGGGATCATCCTTGTCGGAGGAAAGGCGCATGTGTTACTCCCTAGCCATGTCAGAAAAGCCGCCCCTATCGGACAGCGAGGTTCACGACCGCCTACACGAGGCGTGGATTTTGCTTGCGAAAGAAGAAGGTGCCACCGAGTACGGGAACAACACCCTTAAGGCCGCCCGTCTGGCGCTGTTCACATACATGATGACGATGGTTATGAAGATGGATGGCACTACAGGCCAAACACCTTTCGCACCTTCTTCGCATTGCGATTGACGTGCTCGTTCCAGTTCTGGACCGCATCGCGGACGAATCCGGCCGGCGCCCTACCCTGAGCCCCATACTCTTGCGCCGCGGCATAACTGGCCGTGTAGCCGAAATAGAGATCATCATCTAAATCCGCGCCGATTATGACGGCCTCTATGGTGCCGAAATCGAAACGGTAAAGCTGACCGTCCACAGGGTTGGCGTTCTGGTTGATAGGAGGCATTGAAGATGTCGAAGCCATCAGGGACGCCCACAGAAATCCTGTTTCGTAAGGGAGCCTGCCGCCTTCCTCGTCCAGCGTCTGCATTTCCTTGACCACGTCTTGAGCCGCACCATTACGGACCGCCTCGACAGCTTCGGGGACTTTCTCAGCCCAGCCAGCGATCTGCGCTGCAAAAGAGAGAGTAGCCATCAGGCAGTCCTTGCCCGGTATCTGCGGAGACCGGCCGCAGCATAGTCGATCTCATATTCCATCCGGCACTTGCATCCCAGCGTGTGTCTGGCGGGCGCGCTTGGATCATGCGGATACATCAGCGTCGTGCCGTCCGGCGCAATGAACGGCTGATCGAGCGGTACGCCTTCGGCTTTATACCGTGCTGCCATCTCGATATGCTGCATGCGGGGGTTTTCGGACGCGGAGTGCTTCCAGTGTTTCGTGATCTCCTGCGCCATGACCTTGCCGGCATCGATCTGCTGACGGATGGCGTTGTCGCGGACGGTGAAGAGCGCCCGCTTGGTTTCCTCAAGCCCAATTGTTTCAGCGCGAAGCTTCAGGTTATTGTCGTTCAGGCGTCCTACGATCTTGGCGACCATCTCGGTCTCGACCGGGCGGCCTTCCCTGATAGCCTTGGCCACTGTCCGATCGAAGCGTTTGTCCCGCGTCTTGAGATCCAGATAGCGCTTCATCAGTTCAGGATCGCCAGAGAGCAGATTTGCGCGCGCCCCCGTCTCGCCATAGATGAATTCCACCTGGCGGGAGGTGAGCCCGATGGACCCGCCTTCCCTGCGTCCTGTGATGCGATTGACCCGCCCGGCCACATCAAGCGCGGTCGAGGTTGGGTTCTTGCCAGCGGCCAAACCCGTCTGGAAAGCGATGCGCAACGCCTCCTGCTGGTCTCCCGTGATATTCGTGACCAACGTCACCAGTTGCTCCCGGATCAGCCGTTCGGCCTCCAGGTTGCGAACGCCGAATTGCCAAAGCACCCGCGTCCCCTCCGGCGACACTACCGCCGGCAGGCTTTGCACCATGCTCACGCCGCCAGCATTGAATGCCTCGCGCAACGCCAGTTCCAGGCCGGCGAAAGCCTCCGGCTCGAACTGGACCGCCTGGACAGCCCCGTAGATATCTCCCCGCTCCAAGCGCTCTACGATGGTCTTGAGGATGATATGAGACTTGATGGTCTCAATCGCTTCCCGAAACGCTGCGGAAACCCGGGGTGGATAGGTCTCCAGAAGTTCGTCAAGGCTCATGCCAATCGCCCTTGCACGATGAAGACGACGTTCGTGAGCCCGTCGTAGTTGTTCGGGTCACCAGCCATGACGTGGTAGGTCTTGCCGCCAGCGGTGACCTGCATGCCGACCAGAGGCTCAATGGCCAGCCCTACCGCACTGATGTAGATCTGGACGTCGCCCGCAAGGATGGTCGATCCGTTGATGTAGCGCTGGTCGTAGGCCATCGTCACGAGCGTGGCCGGGTATGAGACCTCGACCGGATCGCCGCCCTCGATCTCGTTTGGGGGTGCCAGGGTGGTAATCGTACCGGCTTGGCCGAACTCGGTGATCAGTTCGTCGGCAACAGCCTGCATCTCTGCATAGTCGAATGTTGCCATGGGTCAGACTACCAAGATCGCGGGGGAAGCCGGGCGCATGAACTGCCAGAGCAGGCCCTCAATCGCTGTAACGACAGGGGTGGCCAATCTGACCAAATCGTCTATGTCGGTGGAGGAAGAACTTGCGTATTCGATTTCCAGTTGGCCAACCTTTTTGCGCTTGGCCACAGAGGAACCGGTGACGACAGGGCTAAGAATTCCAGGCTTGCCGTATTCCAGCCAAGCTGCTTCGAATGAAGCGTTTGCGATCGCCACAGGGACAACGCCATTCGGAATAGCTTGATCATAGTAGGTGGTGGCGCCGTTACGACCCCAAGCATGTTCCTGCTCAAAGCCATTGGACCTGATGCCTGAGAAGGACCGTTCGTAGCGGTCGATTACAGATGCACCTCTGTTCCATGCGGACGTGAGCTTCACTGTGTCCACCGCACCAGAGACGACATAGCCCTGCTCTGCCCAATACGCCTGCATCGCGTCGATATCGAGATAACCGGCCATGTCGTTCTCCTGATGTGAAGGAGCGGCAGTTACCCGCCGGGGTCAGTGGTTATTCAGCCAACTTGGCGTCGATCTTTTCCTGAAGCTCGGCGGCATCCCAGCCGTGATAGGCCTTCTTGCCAACGATCTCATGGTAATCGGCACGCAACTTGGTCAGCTCGGCGCTTTCGTCGGGCGCCTTGGAGCCGCCCTTCTTGCCATCATGATCATGATCGAGTGGATCGATGATCCTGACCGCCATGCTGGCTTCGAGAAGTGCCAGATAGTCGTCCTGGAAATCACCTTCAGCCTCGCCCATGGCAGGAAGGCGGATCACGCCCTCCTTGCCTTGGAGATCATAGGGGCTGTTTGTCAGGTTCATCACCTTGACCATTGCGCCCTCCTATCAGGCCGGCGGCTGAGAAATGCCGTCAAGATAACGGATTGCCGATGTCGTGAGCATTTCCACGCCACCAGTGCGGAAAATGCCCGGAACCTGCCAGTTCAGCGGGCCGTCCTGATAGACCGGCAGGAAGCGATGAGGCATCGGCAGATGCAGTTTCACGAACTCTTGGTCGTTCTTATAAACGACCATGCGGCCGGTTCCAGTAACGCCCGAAGCGGTGGCGGCGGTGCCGAGCTCGCGAACCGTGCGGATGGTCAGCGGGCGTCCCGTCGTCAGCGTGTAGATGTTGGTGCGCTGAACGAAAGACAGGATCGTTTCCATCGTCGTCGCGCTGTAGGGCGTGGCGGCGATGTAGTTGTAGGCTTCAACCGGCAGGAAGATGCTATCGGCAAGCTCGACCTGATAGGTAGCGAGGTTGATGCCCTGCAGACCGATGTTGATGTCACGCACGATCTGAGCGGGAGTCTTGAGCCCGACGCCGGACGAGTTGACCCAGAACGTGACCGAGCCCGTGCCGTCGGCAGGAACTGCGGCGGTGATGACGTTCGGGTAGTTGATCAGTCCGCCATAGCCCTTTTCGGTGCTACCGACGAGGGTGAGGTCGTACATGAATTTTGTGTAGGCCAGCCGAGCGGCGCGGGCGCGACGGTCGGGGAGAGTCCCACCAACCCGGATAGCGGCGTTCACTTCCGAGATATTGTACTGGTAGCCAATGGCGGCCAGCTGGAAGGTCTTGAGCTGCTGATCCTGATTGACGTCGGCAAGGGGGATATCCTTTGCCGCGCCGGAGATCCAGTTCGCCGCTCCGCTCATGTCGGAGAGGTAAGTCATGATGCCGGGTGCCCAAGGGTCGCCCTGGGTGTCGACATAGATCAGACGAGAGAACTCCCAATCGGGATAGCGGGTCTCGTAGATTGTTTGGTTGATGCGGTATGACTGCGCCGTCACGAAGGCAAGCGCCTGCGTGGCGTCCGCGATCATCGGGCCGCCATTGTGTCCCATTCCGTACATTGATTGCGCTCCTTATGCCGAGACAGACGGGACAGGGCGGCGATAGCGAAGCTTGCCGACTGCACCCGAGGATCCGGCTTCATCGAACTGAGCGCCGGGGATGGTGAGGACGGTCCCCGATGCGGCCGCACCGGTCCAGACCTTGTTGGTAATGTCGAAGCGAGCCTGAGCCAACTTCGTCACGTTGGCGCCGAGCAGGACGCCAATGACGCCGCTCTCGCAGATCGGAACGCTGTCATACTGGGCATAGGCGTCACCAGGGCGCGGGAGGGTGAGGTCAGCCTCGGTGATGCCGAGGATATTCTGACCGGTTGCCGAAAGAGGGACGCAGGTATGAGCGCCCGTGCCGGCAACAGCCGGTACGCCAAAGCCAAGAGCGGTAGCGCCTTCCAGTGAACGAGTGAAGGTGTTCCACTCTTCCATGTTGACGCGCCGGCCGACGGCATATGCCGTGAGGGTATTGCTGTAGGAAATAGGCATCGCTTAGGCCTCCTTGCGCCAGGCGTTGAGGTCGGTAATGCTTTTGCCCCAGGCATCCTCAGCCTTGGTGGCAGCATCGCCAACCGGTTGCAGTCCGTCAGCAAGAACCCGAGCGAACGGATCGGACGCCTTCGCGTCCTTCGTGATGGCTTTGAACATGCCGGTGATCATGTCGTCAGAGGCATCCTTGACCATTTCATCGCCAAGCTTGGCCTTGACCACGGCGCGGCGAACATCGGAATCGCTGAGGCTGTCCATCTGAAGAGTTGGGACGAGGATTGCCGCGGCCTTCTCGATCAGCAGCCGGTCCTTCATCATAGCGCGAAGGTCTTCCGGCTTGGGAGCGGCGTCCTTGAGCTTTTGGTTCTCGGCGCGAAGAGTGCCGATTTCCTGGTCTTTCGCAGCTATGGCAACGCTATGAGCGCTGCTGGCATCTACGAGCTTGGCGGCAGACGATTCGAGATCCTTCTGCAGCTTTGCAATGGCCTGGGCGCCCTGGTCGGTTGTCTGAACCGACAGTCCGTCCACGACCACAGTCCGAAGTGCTTCAGTCATAGGGACTGTCTCCTTGTCAGTGGTTGAAATCGGGGCGGCGCCCCACTTATCCGCACCGTCTCCGATGCGAAGCTCTGCCCCGCCGCGCGCCTGATCGACGATCGCAACGTGGTTCATTTTGAAATCCGACATGATGGCGTCGAATTCCTCACCTGATGGCGTGACGCCGCCGGCGAATGTGATTTCGGCGCTGTAGCCCATGGAGAGCTCGCGCTTGCCGTCCTCGACCGCCTTGATGGCTTTTGCATCGCGGAGCATCATCGGGACACGGACGAACTCGCCATCTCGGAGAACGTCGTCGCCGACCTCGCCGACCGACAGGTCCTTCCAGGTATCAGCGGTGACGCCGGACTTCGGATGGTTGATCGTGACCGGAACGCCGGCATAGCTAGCGATGGCATCCTTCTTGAACACCTCGGCTTCCGGCCGGTAGACCCGCACAGTGGCCTTGTCCTTCATGCCCACCTCGGAGCCGAGGTAAAGCTGGACGTTTCCACCGCGCGCTACCCGTGCAGAGACCACGCCATAGCCGTCTGCCGTCCGGCGGATACCTCCGTCGAGCGTGAGCTTGTCAGTGAATTGCATGGGTCATTGCCTCATAGAAAAAGCCGCCCGGAGGCGGCCTTGGTGGGCGTCAGATTTAGTTACGGCACGGTGGAGCGTTTATTCAGACGCCTACCTTCGGCCCCTCAGATCCGTCCATCTCGTACCAGGTGAACTCGCCGTCTTCACCGACAGGGAAGTGGCCACGGCATGTGCTGCAAAACGTGCCGCTGTAGAAGCTTGGGCTTGCAGCATAGGTCTCTGCGATCGTGCGCCCCATGGTCGTCGCAAGACGATAGAACGCCTCGGCATTCATCTGCTTGTTGCCAGAATTGAAGTTGGTCGGCAGGCGGGTTCGATTGGTGACCGGTCCCATGTAGGAAGAGGCTGCGAGAAGCTGGCTCATGCTGCGATCCTTATAAGTTCGACAACACGTTCGTTGCCTTCAAAGACTGAGTCGGTGCCCTCGAATACATATTCCCACTGAAATCCAGCGGGCGGAGGGAATGGTGCGGGCACCCCCGCTCCCTGTGTGACGGAGGAGCCGGGCGCCTTGGCCGATGCTCCACCCAGGCTGTTCTTGACCCTCACCTCAGCCGTGACGATTCGGCCCGCGTCGCGTCCGTCGGTGCATAGGTCGAGCCGTTCGCGCCCGATATATTGCCGCCATCGCGAAGCCACTGGATTGTGGCCGTGGAGGCCGGGAACGCATCAACCGTATAGCTCAGGGTGAGCGTCTGGCCGACCGCGAACGTGCCGCTGATTGCCGGCTGCACCGTGAACACCGGCGGCGATTGCTTCTTGCTCGGCGGGACCAGAGGCCAGCCGTTGAGGATCGCGCGAGAGACCATCAGGACGGCTTTCTTGCTGAGCAGTTGACGTAGGTGTTGGCCGGGGCGAACCCGAACAGGATCAGCACGGAGCCGAGCAGCGAGGTCAGGACGCCCGAAAGCGTGATTGACTTGACCACCTGATGAACCACGATGGTGGCCGAGGTCATGCTGATGCTGCCCTCAAGGACCGTCGCGACATTCGTGTATGCCGCGTTTAGTGGCGTCTCGGCAGTCGCGGTGACCACCGGTGCAGCGTCAAATGCCGTGGTGAAATTCCAGACTGCCTGCCCTGCGGATCCGACCACCTGAACTCGCTTGGCCTGGACGTTGCTCTTGTGGGTGTGATCCTCACGGGCATATTTCACGCCCGTGCCGGTGGTGTTGGTGTCGGTGATCATGTTCGGCGCGGCGGTGGCCGGCGATGGCATGGACAATGCGTCCGCCTTGCTGGCAAGAGACTGGTCAATGCCGTTCAGGCGGGCGTTCAGCGCATCAAGAGCGGCTTGACCGACCGCAGCCGAATATCCGAGCGCCGACATGATCAGAGCCCCGCGATCTGGGAGTTCATGGCCGTAGGCGCGGCGGCTGTCACCGCGACCCGCAAAACTGAGCCTTGCGCGATGCCGATCGGCACAGAGCCATTGGCGGTCAGGGTCACGTCGGTCGTGCCATCGGCCTTCTTGACGTTTGACCAGGTCGTGCCATCGAGATCGAGGAACTGAAGCGTTGCCGTCGCGCCATTCCAGTTGGTTGCCGTCACCCGCCAGATATAGTCGCCACCCGAGACAGGCCCGGCAGATGGACCATTGCCGATCGCCGCCTGGTTGGTGAGCAGCACATATTGGCCTTTGGAGCCGAAGCCGACGACCTGACCGGCAGCGTTCACGCCGATGACCGGGATAACCTCGCGAGGGCCGGCATCGCCTTCGATGGTGGGGAGCTGATCAGCCATCTGCTATTCCTCTCTCAGGCCGCTGTCAGGCGGTGACGTGCTTGACGGCCCACATGACCGCTTCCTCGACCTTCGTCTTCGCGAGCGACACTTCGCGGCTGCTACCGAGCGCGGCGATCCGGTCATGGAAGGCAAGGCCCATGTCCTTGATCTCCTGCATGGCGGCCTTCTCCTCGTCGCTCAGGACGCGATAGGCGTGGCGCATGGTGTTGTTGACGGTCCGCTGGTCGGAGGCGCTGTCTACGGTGGTCATGTCTTTGATCCTTCTCTCATCCATTCGAGCATCTCGATGTCGGAGCGGTGGTCATCATCGTGGAAGGCTCCGTAGCGGGACCTCTCTTCGGACATGGCATTGATGTTCGCCTTGTCGGACGACGTCAGTTCGATGCAGATCGCCTGAGAGGGCGTAGGTTCGAACCATTGGTCACCAATTTTGACCCTCATGTCTCACTCACTCCTGCTTTCCAGTCTTCCTTGACCTCGGCGAACAGTTCCGGACCCAGGATGATCTCACCCTGGTACGGCTTTACATCGGCAAGGTCCGGCGCATCCGGGTCATATGAAATGGTGATGTGCGGCTGATATTCCGGATGATCCCAACTAGCGCCGGCTTCCTTGATCGCCGCGTGGCGCCACTGAAGCTCGCTTGCCTTGAACAACAACACCCGGGCTTCTCCGAACTTCTCCATCAGGCGCGGCCCACCGGCGGCGACCTTGAGCTCGCTCGACCAGCTTTCGCCAACTGCCATCCAATCAACCGGCGCCCGGCTGAAAGCTATGGTCACATGGAGGTCGTCGGCAGGCAGTGTGGTTTTGAACCCCTGCTCTTTGGCCCATGCGATCAGGTCGGCAGCGTTCACCACCTTGCGGGACACATAGAGCGTCCGGGGAGCGGCGTCGTTGGCTGCCCGCTGCATCCGGGTCACGTTGGGCTCTGTTGCTGCCTGTGCGGCTGCTGCAGCGGCAAGTTCCTCTTCGGAGGGCTCTTGCTCCTGCAACTCGCCAAACTCTGCTATGGCATCCTCAAGGCCCGGCAATACGCCATCTTCAACCAAGCGGTTCGTCAGCGCCTTGGAGATTGCTTCCCGCGTGATGATCTCTTGCCCTGTCCCGCTGCCGACGATCGTCCGTGCTGCATCAGCGTTGGTCTTGAAGATCTCCGCGCGTTCCTTCTCGCTCATCTGCTCAAGCGGAGACCACGAGTAATGGACTTCAGGCGGGCGACTGCCGAGACCCGATCGGATCATGCACTCGTCCAGCTTCGACATGGCCGGCGTCAGCTCAAGCTCCTGGATGGACTGAATCCGATCATGATAGTTCTTCATGTCCGATGTGCCGGTGGAGTTCATTCCGGCCGGAGACTGCCCTAGAAGGCGCGTAACCGGGATATCAGCAGCACCCGACACGATCTGCATGAAGGCCATGAGGATGTCTGTCAGGCCCGCAAGCGATGCGGTCTTGGTCTCGTATTCCTCTTCCTTGTCGAGCAGCAGCGTTCCATTGATGCCTTTCGACATGTTGGCCAGCGTGTAGCGCTCCAATATCTTTGCCTTGTACCGCTCGTCACCAAGCGACGCCATGAAGTTCGGAAGGCGGATGATATCGATCTTGGCTTCGAATATCAGCGAAGCGATGTTGCCAGCGGTGCTGTCTGCGTTCTTGATCGCGTCGAGCGTAGCCGTTAGGACGCTGTCACCCCAGCCTTGGTTATAGACGCTCATCAGGTTATGCGGGTGTCTGGCGCCAAGGAAGATTACCAGCCGCGACGGATGGATGCGGACCATAGTCGCCGCGCCGGTCGCCTCGTAATAGCTGGGCTGTCCGTAGAACTCCGAATTGACATCCTGGTCGATCTCGCCCGCTGTCACGTCCTGGCGGCTCAAGACCGTGAGATACTTCAAGCCGCCCTTAGACACGCGCTCGACATCAAGCGGCTCCGAAGGGTTGGCATCGCCGGTCCCGATGAATACCGCGGCTCCACCGAACAGGCGGGCCTTGGTGATCGCCTCAAGGATCTTCCCCTTGACGTTCAGCCGCTTTTCTTCGGCCTCGATGTCTTCGATCTGCTTGTCTTCAGCCTGCCAGTTGCGCCACTTCCGGCAACTGTCCAATGCCGGGATATCGACGATCTTGCGCGGAAGCCATGACCCACGGTAGGCGGCAACCACCTGGTCATCGCTCAGAACCGGGTTCGTATAGAAGACCGTGGCGGCCTTATCCCGCTCTGTCCCCATGCGGGAAACGAGACTGGTCAGGCTGTCATTGATCATCGCAGTCCTCAGACATTGTCGAGAGTGAAGGTCGAGCCGAGCGCCAGCTCGTTGAGAGCATCGGCGAAGGCATCCACCTGGTCATCGTGTTGGGCGTTCGGGAACGAACACACCTCATCAAGGAAAGTGTCGTTCCATCTACCGCGGATCAGTTTCACGTTCCCGGCTTCTGCCTGGGCTGACGCTGGCTTGGCTCGCACCGATTTCTCACCGGTGGGCCGGATCGCTTTCACGTCATAGCCGGCGAGCAGCTTGATCTTGGTCGCTGCGTCAGACTTGCCGGCGGCGCCCGGGTCTTCGGGCATCCTGATCCGCACCTCAAGCCCGTCTTGGCTCGCCGTGCTCTTCAGGTTGCGCTCTACGTCTGCAGGCGACCAACGATCGCGCACCACGTTCTCGACGTAGAATATGCCGGCATGGAAGGCCATCTTCAGGCCTACCGTCCAATCTGGTTGTTTGCCAGGCTTCGGCTGCGTTGCCGCGAAGTCCCAAGCCCTGCACCGCAATGCACCGGATGGAACCGCATCGACCACGTCGAAGTCCCCACGCTGAAACATACCGCCCGATCGAGGCGCCGGCCGCTGCTGGAACTGGCCAGCGACAGCATAGGAGCCCATCGGAACCTTGTCGCGCTCGACCACTGCCCGAGGGAAGCGAGCCGGGAATAGAAGCTCTCCATCCTCCTTGCGGGGATCAGAGAACCCGATGCCAGTGGAGCAAGCCCGGTCAGGCTCAAACTCCATGGGGAGCATCAGGTGCTCATAGCCGAGCCCAAGCTTGATGATCTGCCCGGAGACATCATCCTCGTGCAGTCGCTGCATGATAACGATGATCGCCGAGTTGATCGGGTCGTTCAGTCGTGTCGGCACGCTCTCCCGAAAGATGCGCGAGGTGTTAGTCCTCTCTGCTTCTGATTCCGCCGTCTCGGTCGAATGCGGGTCGTCTATGATCACCCGATCGCCCCGGCCACCCGTTAGGCTGGCGAAGGGGACGCCTTCACGGAAGCCAGTCTTGCTGTTGGCGAACGATGCCTCGCCGGCGCGGACCAGATCAACCTCAGGCCATAACGCCCTGTACCATTCGGATTGCACGAGATCGCGCATGCGGCGGCTATCGCGCTTGACGTACTTCTCAGCATAGCTCGTCGTCAGATACCTGAGCGATGGGCGACCCATCGGGCCCCATTCCCATGCCGGCCACAGAACGGAGGTTAGCAGGGACTTCATCGTGCCAGGTGGCACGTTGATCAGCAGGCGATTGATGCGCCCGTCGGTTACTGCTTCGAGGTGGTCGCAGATCGCGTCCAGGTGCCAGCCATGGACGAATGTCGAGTTCGGCTCCACCACATGCCATGCTTCACGAACGAAACCAGCCAGGGTCTGGCAGCGCGCCCGTATGCGCTCCGCATCCTTGGCGATCCTTTGCCGTTCTGCCTCAGCCGACCGCCTCGCCTTCTCCGCCCGTATTGCTCTCATCATCATCGCCGGATCCACCGGCAAGCGGACCGAAGAGAGCTTCGAGGCGTTCGAGGTCATCAGCACTCACGTTGGTTAGGTCAATGGTCTGGATAGGCCCACCGTCCGGGCCGCTGATAGCTTGGGTCACCTTACCGTCGAGGCGGTCCGCAATTTCCTTGATGGCCGGCACCTCGCCTAGCTCCAGAAGCTTGCGGGCATTCCATCGAAGAGAGCCCTTCTTGGCTATGCACTTCTCTCCGCGCTCTGCCGAAAGGGCCTCCATCATGAGAGCGTCCTTGAACGGCTTTAACTTCGGCCGACCGCCAGGATTACCGCTTTTGCCTGCTTCAAACGTCATGGCTTGTTCTCAATAGATACGGCCATTGAATTCTCTTGCTTTTCCATTTTGGTTTCGCTGTTCGCGCAAAACCATTTCTACCCGGCGGTGGGACGTTGGGCATTTCGCGATATGAATTTTCTAAGCCGCCCGTGGCGCATGATCCTCAAACGCCGATCGCCCGACGAATGTGGTATTCACCGCCCATGCCCGATCTGGCAGAGGATTCCCGCGGACGCTGTCGAGCTGATCGCATGTGACCGCCAGAGCCGTGAGGAATGCCGGACAGTCGCCGTTACGGTTTGCCTCTACCTTCGCCTGGATGATGGCGCTGCGGAGGATGTCGAGCTTTCCGCGGTCGTCGGACTGCAGTTGGCTCATGAAGCGATCGGGCGACCAGTTACCGGCGTTTGCTCTGCGCTGGGCTTCCTCGATGAGATCGTCGTCGGAGATGGTGGACCAGTATGTCATGGGGCCAGCGCTTCCGGTCTAGTCGGCATCTATGCCACGTCGATAAAATCCGCCACATTCATACAAGTAACCTCGATTTCCCGTTGACTTCATACAAGTAGCTTGTATGATTGGGACATCAACAAAGGAGATCGACATGACCAAGTTCACCAAGCACCAGTACCTCGCAGCTATCGCCGCCAACGAAGCAGCTATCGAAGCCGTCAAGGCTGAACTCTCCGACTATAACGGCCGCGCAGAAGCTGGCGAGAAGATCACCGAAGCACTCTCCGAAGCCTGGAACGCTGCTCACGATCGCGAGTGGGCTCTTGAGCAGGAACGTTTCGACATCGAGCGCCGGTGGACACAGCGGAACTGGACCGGCGCTGACTATGCCTTCGCTGAACTGGTCTCGGCCAACATCGACTGAAGGGAGGGCGGGGCAACCCGCCTTATGCCTCCATGGGGCTGCTAAGAGATAATCTCCAACCTACAGACTTTGCCGACGCTGACTGCCGCGTAACCGACTGGATGCCATTTGAGGGGCACAACGACTGCAATGGCTACCGAATCTGGGTATGCAAATGCACTCACCACTGGTTTCAGCGTCATGAATGGTCCTATGAGGGCCGCAACCAAACAGAAATGGGCGAATGGCTATACGTTGGCCATCACCACCGCAGAGAGCACCACCCTAGCTACAAACCCGCTCCAGACACGGGGGACATATGACCGCTGAACAGTTCACCCGCTGGCTGGCCGATATGAAATCGGCTGGCCTCGCGCGTTCTGACGCCAAATGCGCCGAGCTGCTCGGCATCTCCGCCAACGCAGTAGTTGCAATGAAGAGAAACGGCGCCGACACCCGAACTGGGCTGGCTTGCCGAGCTCTACTCCACCGAATGGAACCCTACTCCTGAAACGAGAAAACCCGCCGCTGGTTAGGCGACGGGCTGGATGGGGTACGGGAAGGAACTGCCGCCAGCCTGCAGGGCTCGGCCAAAGGAGACCGTGACGACTATTTCCGCCCCTCTGGATTTAAGCCCAGACGCATGACGGCCTTCCCGATTGGTACGGGCGCACCATAATCGGCCCCGAAGGGTGGCAGCCTACCTGGGCTTTCGTCTGCCGTTTAACCGACTAGCTTGGCATTCGTTTGCAGGTTTTCACCAAGCTCGGCTGCAATCCGCCGCCCGATTAGTTGGGCATTACGCCCTGCCGCTCTTATGCGGCTTGTTTCCGTCTCGCCTCGCGCTGCCGGCGCCGCTCGTTTTGCGCGGCTGACCACGAGAAATCCCGAAGGCTTTCATCGAACACCAAAGGCACCGCATCATCAGCGCGCCATACTTCGATTATGTCCTGTTTATCCTCTATTTCGGGGGTAGAAGTAAAGGCCTCCGATCCGTCAATATCGTTATGCTGCAATGGCTTGCGGTCTAAAGCTCGCGCAATATGTAAAACAGCGGCATTTTTCCGATAGTTTCCGACCTGTCGGCTGATGCCTTCGACCTCTCGGCACCACTTGGCGAAAGCCTTGCCGCCGGCTTCCGATCGTGCCCATGCCCACAGCGCGCGACGGTTCTTTTCGGACGGCACGAGCTTGATCAACTCCATCGCCGCCGACCAGAGCCCCATGTCATTGGTGGTGTTCCGCAGATTGGCCGGGTCCAGCCATGCCCAGTTGGCGGCATGCTTGTCGTCGGAGAACCATCCGTTGAGGTCGGCGGTGTCATGGACATATCCGTGGTTGGTGGCTTTCAGCTTCGCCGGACGCGCGCTGTCAGGGAGCTTGCGATCCACTTCCGCCGCCTTCACAAAGATCTCGATGATTTGCGCCTCGTTCATGCCGATCTCCTGTCATCCAATAGGTCTGGTTGCCTTGCCATGGCTCCGAACGTCCGCTTCATTCTCTCGTATACCATGCCGCCCAAAGCGTGTCGTTTCGATATGACCCCGTCGAGGTCGAGAGCCCAGTATTGAAGCCACCCCAGCGGGAGGCCGTCGAAGAACGAGAACCATGCGGTGACGTTGTTCTCGACCAGGTCGGGGAAGTTCTTCGCGGCCGCCCTCGCCATGTCGCTCACAACCCACAGAGACGTCTCGTCTATGAACGCTTTGTTGTTGGCGGTCTCGGCCAGCGTCATCACCACGAAGCGAGCGTGTGCGTCTCCATGGCGGTTTCTGATGCGGTCCAAGGTGACAATGGCTCTCGTCTGCCCGATCGAAGGCATTACATGCGCAGGCACGACCTGGATGCCGTGCTCTGCGAAGATAGCCAGTGCCTCTGGATGGTTCATTAAACCTCCACCGCACGCTTTGGCAGGCTTCGGACATGGTGAGCCATGCAGTACGGGCCGAGCTGCTTCTTGGCCCCGCAGAACAGGAACGGCCCGCCCTGGTTCAAGGGCCAATGGCATTCATTCCTTGCCAACTCATGGAGGGGCTTTGCCACAGCCAGACGCTCAGCATCGTACCCCTTGGGGTCAGGCATGCTGGCGGTCAGCGCAGCTATGTCAGAAGCTTCCCGTCTAACCGCTTCCCGCTTTTTGGTGAGGCTCATGCCATTCCGACGGGCGGAGGTGAAGAACCCCGAGTTTCTATTAGGGTTTATCCCCCCCCGGCTTGTCACCGGCTGGCGTTGCTCGCCTGGGGCCGCCCTTGCCGTGCCTTTTGCCCAACCCCTCCCATGGCCATTCTTCGGCGGGAATATATCGGGATGCCGCCGCGCCTTGCCGATGACCGCGTTGGGCGTGATGCCGAGGGCCTTGCCGATCTTGCCGGATGATGCGCCCTGCTCCCATAGCTTCGCGGCTGTCTCGATTGCCGATTGATCCCACACGAAGCTCATGCCCTCGCCTCCTTCCGCTTCTCGACCAGCGTCAGCCGCCCGCTCCCCTTTGCCCTGGTGAAGGGCCTGAGGTTGAAGACTGCATCTGCCGTCGATTGCCCCTGAACCACCGCGCCGTCGCGAACCAGTGACCCGTTGATGTAGGCGACGATCGCCTCACCCGCGGCTGCCTTGGCTTCAGCCTTGCTGCCGAAGATGATCGGATTACCGCCCTTGCCCTTGAGGATTTCGTTGTCGCACTTGTGGACCTTTCGAAACCAAGCGATGTAGCCGTTGCCCATTGGCTGAGCGCCGATTGCAAACTCGTTCATGCTGCCCTCTTCTGGATGTTTTGCATTGCGTAGCCGGCCCATTGGTGTGCGGCTGCCGCCATCATCTTCGGGAATGACCTGCTTTTGAGCCGGGCTCGCTCGGGGCCGGGAGGCATCCTGTGGACACGGTTCCATGCGCGCCATTCGTCAGACCCTCGCTCCGGCTCGATGAGCATCTCTGTCGGTTCGAGATCTGGAAGGTTGCGCAGATACCAGCCTGTGCCCTTGTATTCAGAGTGCCCGAACCAGAAGGGCTGGACGATTTGCGGCTTCGGCAGATCTTCCGGCATGCGATCGGCAGCAAGGTCGTTCATCTCGGGGTTCTCCGCTGCCACGCGATCTATTGGGGCATTCCAACACGCTTCGAAAATTGACACGCCCTCTTCGAACTCATCCTTCATGCTCTGCCATGTCCGGCCCTGTGGGAGTTGCTTCGGCTCCGTCCATTTCCCAGGCCCAGACATCCAGCGCCGGCCGGAGCGGCAAAGGCGGGTGCAAGGCGGGTGCATGACGGCCAAGAGGTCCCATCCGTCATGGAGAATGCCTTTGCGGATATCGCAGACGATGTGACGATTGGAGCCGTCCTCAGCCGGCATGATGTCGCAAGACCATACGTCATGGCCGAGTTCAGCGAAGGCGCGGCGAGCTATCCCACTGGTCTCGCAGCCGATCAGAATACGGAGAGGCTGGAAGTCGAGTTCAAGCTGCTGCATCAGAACAGCTCCTTTGCATTCTGAGCCTGCTTGAAAGCCGGGCCGTAGCTAGTGGACTTGCCCTCCCATGATATTTCCTTGCGCCGCGGAAACTCGCTCTCTCGAGACAGGGACAGGATGATATCGGCCTTGCCTGTGACCCGGTTCATGGCGTCTTCCCAGACCGGATAGTCATCGGAGTTTTCAGCTGGCTCCATGCCGGCGACGATCGGGCGGGCCTGGAAAACGATCAGAACCTGATCTGCGTCCTTGTCCATATTGCCGACGAGGTCGCGATAGGTCGGCCGGCGGTTCATGGCGGCGCTGAGACGTTCCTTGAAGGTCCTGCCCTGGTAGTCCTGGAACGTCGATTTTTTCAGATGGGTGAGCGCGATGATCGGGATATCGTGCTTCTGGGCATAGTCCTTCAGGATAGATGTTGCCCGCTGCCCCTGCTTGAACTCGTCCTCGTATTCCATCTTGCCGGTCCACTGGATCTTGCCGATGTGGTCGAGGAAGAATGCTTCGATGCCCTTCTCTCCAATGAGGCGGGTTATCTTCTGGTCGATCTGGTCGAGGGTCATGCGCCGGCAGTCAATATCGATGTGCTGGAGGCGCTTCATCTCCTCGCCGGCCTTCATGAGTTCCTCGACTTCGACATCGCTTACGGAACCGCGCTGCTGGCGCGTGGAGCTTATCCCAGTGCGTCGGGCCTTCTCGCGCATGATGATCTGCATCCGGCTCATTTCGCCGCTGTTGAGGCCTACAGGGGCTTTCTCAGCCACGTTGAACATGCACTGCATGGCCAACGCCGATTTTCCCTGCTTGACCCCGCCGCCGATGATGATCAGCTGCTTCTTCTGCCATGGGCCGGTGAGCGTGGTGATCTCGGGAATCCCCGGGTCAATCCCGACCGGCAAAGCTCCCCGGAGAGCATCGTTGGTCCGGTCAAGGGTATCGTCGATCGCGTCGGCCAAGGTCTCCTGCGGATCGTTCCGGCTTTCAATGGCAGAGACGATCGCCGTCAGCTTGTCCCGGCATTCCTTGATACGGTCGATGAACTCGAGCTCATCTTGAGCCTTGGTGCCGGCGTCGTGGGCATCGTCCCCGATCGTCATGGCTTCACGGCGGTGGTAGTATTCCGTGACCGCGTCAGCAAAGCCCGAAACCCCGCTGATATTCACCGCTTCGGCGACCAGCCGGACAAGGTATTGCGCGACACTCAAGTCGCCGACCTTGGCGTTTGCATAGTCGGGAGCCATGAAAGACCGAACGGTGATCGCGTTCATGGTCTTGCCGACGGCGCGGCCACGCTTGATGGCGTCGAAGATCTGCTGGTGCAGATGTTCGTGGAAATGGGAGGCCTCGAATGCAGGTGGGACAGCAGCCAGGGCATCGTTGTTGATCAACAGCGCGCCAAGCAGGGCTTGTTCAGCTTCAATGTTGGATGGGAGTGGGTCGCGATAGTTGGCGTTCATGCTGCTTCCCCGAATTTTCCGGCTTCATCGCCCCATGCGGTCCAGCCCTTGCGATTGGTGCGGCTGAACAGGTCGAGACGGCGCGCGTTCGGCATCAGCCGCTCGGCTGCGGCATAGGCTTCTTCTGGCTTCCTGGAATGGTCACGGATAAGGCCAGTAAAACCCGACCGGACGTTCTTAGCGGTGCGTGGGCTGCCCCGAGTCCCGATCAGGAACGGCTCGTTCGATCCTCGGAGGATATAGCCGGTCCCGAAATTGATCTTGCCGTGCTTGGTGGTCTTCAGCCATGTGCCGGCGGTCTTGAACTCGAAACCCCATGCCCGCATGACGTCGATCGCCTGCGGAAGCATCGGATTGACGGCCCAAAGCCAGAGCAGCGAATCGGTCGAAGCCAGATCAAGGACGGGAAGCCGCTTGATTTCCTCGATCGACATCGTCCGATATTGGGCTTGCGGAGACTTCGCCTCGCCAGCTTCGGAATACATTCGATAGGTCCAGGCCGGATCCGCCATGATGAAGTCGAAGCTGTGCGGCTGGAGATCGCCGAAGGGCCATAGGTCTGGGAAGAGCCTCATGCCGCCACCTGCCCGGCCTGCGCCTGCTTTTGCAGTTTGATATCGGCCTGCGAACGAAGGTCTTTTACCCGGTCCTGCATCCACTTGATGTTTGGGATGTCACAGCTTTCCCATACGCGGCAGATGCCAACAGCTTCTGCCGCGTCCCGCTGCTCGGCTTTCGTCCTAGGGAGGTCGATGCCTTCGCGTTCACAATCCTGTATCGCGAAGTCTTTCCAGTCGCTTCCGGCTGGAGGAACATTGCCTTTGCCGTAACAAAGTGTGTGCCAACGGCGTGAGCCGATGGTGCCGTAGGGAATATTCATGAGCATGCAGGTCGCTGTTATAGCCCCCGCCATGCCGGACAATTGCATCTGGTTGGAATTGCTTGAAGAGCCCGCGATGTCCTCGACGACCTGCGCAGCCTGCGAGCTGAACATGCCATATTTCATCATCACCGCAGACAGACGTTGGATGAAAGACCGTATCGCACCGGTGTCGATCCTCGGCTTATCCTCGTCCTGCTTCGTATATTTCCGGATGTTATGTTCAGGCGTTTCGATCGCCACGAAATCAGGTTGGTATTCCTTCAGAAGGCGGTAAAACATATTGCCAGCGACGGCGTACTTCGCTTCCCACACAAGCTTGTCGCCTTCATCATTGGTGCCGACATAGAAAGTCCCGCACTTGATCTGCGACCTGTGCTTCCAACTCTGCCTCACGGCCCAGCCGGAGCGAGTGGCAATATCGAGTCCCATGATGACTCTGCAGCCGCAGGAGCGAACCCACTTGAAAGCTTGCACAGGATAGACCGGCTCTTTGCCGCACAGGCATGCGCACCGCCAAGCGCTGCCTTCTTTTCCAACAACCCGGAGGCGGCCAAAGGTGCGTCCGGTGAGATTGACCTCCTCGCTCATACCCGAGCCCCCTTCTTCCGCATATCTCCAACCGATAGGGCCTGCTCAATTGGCATTCCGCTATTTATCCGCCTACGCAAAGTCGTAGGTGATACCCCGTGCTCGGCAGCAATAGCCTCCAGCTTTACGGGGGCGCCCTTGAACGAATATTTGAACTGGCGAGGATGTTTGGGCGCACTAGGCGGCTTAGGGTGAGACTTCGGGCGCCGGTCTTGGTAGCTCGCAACGTCCACGCCCTGAAGGACATCGCGGATAAGATCGCCGGCAACGACCTTGTCCATAATTGCCTTAGCAACAGCAGTCGGAGTGACCCCATAGAATGCCGCTTCGTGCTGAAGGATCTGCTCGGCTTTCGATTGGATTCGAATATCGATGCTCATCTTGTCACCCGGTGGAAAGAGAGTGCCGCATTCGCGGCCAAGGTGGGCGGCTTCTGGGAGGAAGAGCCGCCTGGGGGAGAAATCAGTGAGAGGCGCCGAGGTAGGCCATCACCCACCCATTGGCGAACGTCAGGGTCAGCCACGCGATGGCGATAAAGGCCCCATAGCGAATGAGGCTTTGGACGAGGATTGCCCAACCGATCGTGTTGATGTTCGTTTCCACGCTAGTCCGCTCCTCAATGCTCTTGTTGGTGGTGTTCATCGACCGTCACTCCGCCGCTTCTGCAAAGGGATCGCCATCGGCGGGCGGCTCTTCCTTGGAGGTAGCGGCCTTTTCGGCTTCACGGGCCTGTTCCATCGCGGCCAGGATGATTTCCCATCGCTCATCGTACTTGGCGCGGCCCCGGTCATAGCCGGCGTACCAAAGGTCATCCTCGGTGCCGCCGCGAGTGTGACGCGGGTTCCGCTCAAGGCCGTTCAATCCGGTCTCGTAGCCATCACGGTCGATCTGCTGCTCACGGGTGACCCGGTCGGAGAAAAGATCCTTCCCCTGCTGAGGGATGACACCCAGCTTCTCGCGGTTCCGCCGCATCATGTTGAACTTGTCGACGTGCTTCTGCTGGTTGTCCGAGAGCATGACGTCGAGGTAGTCTTTGATCTCGGTGACGTTGAAGCCGTCGTTCTTTGCATCCTTTTCGTGAGCTTTCTCGAGATCTGCGGCGGCTTTCTTCGCGGCGCGATCGGTGATGAGCTTCCGAGTATGGATGGCGAGAAGGACGTCCATATCCTCATCGCTGATCTTGAGATTATGCCCTGCCGTCGCTGCCATCATCCTATCCTTTCTCGTGCCAGCCGAACCTTTTCAGCCAGCGCTTGAGCTTCGTTTTCCAGATCGCGAAGATCATGGTTCTCCTCGTAGCGTTCCCGGTCCCGTTTGATCTCTTCCTGCAGTGCGCGGACCTCCGCCTCGCAGTAGTCGATGTATGCCCGCCGGATCGACGTGAATGCGTCGATCGTGATGGACTTCGCCCTGCCCGCCCGCAGGTGCATGATTTGCCAAAATGAAAGATCGTATTTCCGCGCCAGACGACGGACTGCGTTGTCGATGTCTCCGTTACCGGAGGTCTCTCGTTCGACCATTCTGCGCACATACTCACTGGCTACTGCGGTGCTCATTGTTTTAGGTCCCTGCAATCCCTGCTTATTAGCGTTTGTCGTTTGAACGTGATGCTCTGACACCGTGAATGCGCTCCTTGCCGCCTTGGGTTAGCTTCCTGGTGTCAGCGGAAGCGCTGTGGCTTGGAGCGGTTAGAAAGGACCCCGGCCTAAACCGAAGTCCGAATGTTGGAGAGCGGCGCGATCATGCTTGCCGGCCGACGCGCCCTGCTCTGCTTTACCGATCGAGAGGCGCCCCGTTGTGGGATGCGTAGTCCCGAGAAACAGACGTGAAATTCTTCCGCATCCTGCCGACCAACAGACGGGTCAGCGGGTATTGGAGGAGAAGGAGGCCAGCGATTGCGACATAGACGCTCATGCTTTTGCCCTTTCGTGTTCGGCCTTGGCCCGTTCGAAATTGGCTAGAGCCTCTTCCCAGTTTCGGCCTGAAACTGAATTGCCGGCGGTATCGGAAACGATGACCGTTCCGTCGGGCGTGAATATCGAGGTTGATGATGGTGGCTCTGCAAACTCTTCGGCGAACTTGTCGCGAAGCTCAGCAAGCCATTCGTGGCCGACGGGTTCGCGGGTCATGGCTTGACCTCGCGATAATCCTTTTCAGCGGCGATAAGCTCGCAAGCCTTCTGGACCCCAAGGCCGCAATCAACCCGGTACCAACCGCTCTGATGCCAGAACATGAAAAACGCGAATACGATGCCCCACCCGTAGCCGCTGCTGAGATCAACGCTGACCTTCTTTTCGTCGCTCATGCGCCCGACCCTGCATCTTCGAGGTGGAAATGACCGGACGTCGGCAGTTCAACACCAGCGGCGTTCGCCAGTCGGGCCTTGCCCATCACTGCAGCGACTACGCCGACGTCCGATTGGTGGAAGGGATGCTCAGGCACAACGAACGCCTGCCATGCGACCGGCTGCTCATTCGTGCCAAGGCCAGCCCAGCGGGCCGGCGAGAACTCCGTCTTCGGCGTCCAGTAGGTCCGAACGACCTTGCCGCATTTGGTAGCCAACCAGACAGGCTCGGGAACGAAGTCCGTGAACTCCTGCGTCTCGCCCTTGATTGTGCGAGTGCGGGTTTCGTTGCGTCCATGAGGGGCGGTGGTGAGATCGTGGTTCCACATGATTGAGCCCTCAGAATGGGATGCCATCGTCAGCATCGGGATCGACGCTGATTTCGATGATGCGGGGTTCCTCGGATCGGAAAGCGCTGGTCGCCTCCAACACCACGAAGATGACGTTTGGGTTTACCTTGGCGAGGCGCAGGGCTTCGGCCTTGGCCGCTTCCTGCGACCAATGACGGTAGGCCGGGCCGCGCTGGCCGATGCCAGCCACCATCCAGAATGTTGCCATTGCCGGGATGTGGTCCGCTGCGTCTTCCGTCTGCTCAACCTTGCCCCTGAACAGGACATCAAGCGAGCAGTCCAGAAACTCCGCAATGTCGCCAAGGCGGGAAGCATCGGGATAGATCGCACCCGACTCCCACTGAGCGACAGCGCCTCGTGTAACGCTAAACCTGTCGGCGACCTGCTGCTGTGTGTAGCCGGCGGCGCTCCGGGCTTTCTTGAGGTTTTGGCCGAAGGTGGTCATGCCATCACCTCTTCGACTGGACGCCCCTTGGCAGGCCGTGGGAGAGTGAGGTTGCGAACAGACTCAACCAAGCCAACCAAGGAGCGAACTGAAATGGCCGACAAATTCAAAATCATGGAGATGAAACGCGAGGGCGACCAATGGGCGGTAAAAGTCGCCGTGCCGACCAACATGCTCGGGTTCTCGTCATTCTCGGTAAAGGTCGAAGCAGAGATGAACCCGCCCGGAGGCGGCGTCGTGGATCGCGATATTGCCGACGTCCTGAAGACGGTCGGCAAGCGGACGGCATATGCGTTCCAAGTGCTTGCCAATGTGGCCTTCGAGGCTCTGGACGAGGAGTCAGTGAAGTCGGTCAAAGGCGCGATCCTTCACGACGCAACGCACTCTCCTGATCGAACCTGATCCTGTGGACCCGAGCGCGAACCGCTTTGGCGAACTCCGGCCCGGTGGGAACTTCCTTCCGGGTCCAGTCCGTGAGTTCAAGAAGCTGGCAGAGGTCGGTGAAGTCTTCCGCGCCAATCAACTCCGGCAGGCTTTCGAGGGCGTGTTTCATGGGAGAGCGGTCCTTGAGGCTGGAGACGACCGCAGCAAGGCGCTCCCTCGCGCGGTCGATGTCCGGTTGGATTTTGAGATATTGCTCGTTGAGGCGGTCGTTCATGCTGCGGTCTCCCGCCTAGGAAGGAAATCATCGGCCGACAAGTCGATGCCAATCCCTTTTGCCGCCGCCAATAGAGCCGGAACGTGCTTGAACGGGATCACGCCACCCGTGCCGCCAGATTCTTTGTTGCGGGCCCAGTTAGAAACACGCGTCCTGTGGACGCCAGCTATCTCGGCGACTTTGTTGGGCCCGCCTAAGCGGTCGATGATTGAGCGTGCAGGTTCCATGCCCAATCTTGTAGCGATAATGGCGACAAATGACAATAGGCTTGTAGCGATATTAGAAACATACTTGTCGCCACCCTCTCGCTACAATTGAACCATGAAGGAAAAGACAGCAAAATCAAAGAGCATCAAGGGCCACCTGAACTCATGGGTTAAGGAGGCTATCGAGCACTCGGGGATCAGCCAGACCAAACTCGCTAAGATTTTGGCTGACAGGAAAATCATCACAAGCAACGACCGGTCCATTGTTCAGAAAATGACCACTACGCGAGTGGTTAAAGCGCACGAAGTTTTCGCTATTGCCGAAATCACTGGATTTCCCGCTCCAAACCAGACGGAGGACGATGCGATATTGGTGCCCCGCGTCTCAAAGATCGCGGCTGGCAGCCTGACAGAGCTTGCATCTGTAGATAACTTGGAAGACTTCCCGAGAATTCCAGCCGCGGGACTCTCATTCGGGGTTTGGATCGCCATGGAAGTAGACGGCGGATCAATGGATAAGATTTCCCCGCACGGCTCATTGATATTTGTAAATTTGGCGGACAAGGAGATGGTGTCCGGCCGGTGCTATGTATTCCAAGATGAAGACGGGAGCGCGTCATACAAGCGCTTCTACGCAAACCCGTTGCGATTCGAACCATGGAGCAACGGGGATTATGAGACGTTTTACCCCGACCAGATGCCTAAAATCATAGGAGCTGTTTACAGGACGACGTTCGAAATTTTCACGCCTAAGGTTCGCAACTGATGAGCGATAGCGCACCGCTTTGGCTTGGCGTTCTCGGGGCGGTAACGGGCATTGTCGGCTTGCTCGTATCAATCGCCTCTGCGTGGTATACCCGCCGATCCGCGCTAGCAGCCGAAGGTCCTCCATACCCTGGGATAGAAGTAGCTTCCCATGGATGGGACAGTAGCGAACCTGGCTGGTATCAAATGGATCTGGTGTTCCGGAACAGGACCAACGACGCTTGGGAGATTGTCCGCGCCGCGTCTGTTTTCCCTTTTACCTCGCCGATCCTTTCAACCCAATCTCGGCCATACATAGGCGAAGCTTATATGTCCAACTGGGTTCCTCTTAACGACCTTGAACCAGACAACATGAGGCGCGTGACAGTTGTCGGATCTACTATCGGCCCGATCGGTACGCAGCACCGGCAGGGCCATGGCGGAGAAACGGTTTACTTGACGCTATTCCTACGGCCTTCGGCGTTCTCCAGATCGACCAGACGTCTTTGGGTGTCTCTTAGCCTTGAAGCCAAAACCGAGAGGGTTCGGCATAAAGACATAGACGTCAAAAGAAGGCTGAAGCCGATACCCATCAAGCCGACCTGACCGATAGTGATTACAATCCACTGGGCATTTTCATTGTTCAATTGCACGGGAACCGTCCTACTTCTGTGGGTTAAAGACACACTTCGACCTATCAAGACGTTCTACCTCAAGGCACCGAGGCTCCCGTCCACTTCACCTCTGCCCTATGCCGGCAGCGATGGGATGCTATCAAGTCAGGATATCCGCGACTGCCCGTTTCACCGGTGGGCCAACCCGTCTCAGACCTTGAGGTTATGTTGTCGCGTTTACTCTTCAGACCGCATCCAAGCCATTCAGACGGCGTCTCCCCGTCCTGACAATCTGGTCCAGCCTGGGAACCAGCAACCGCTTGGGATTGATTTGCCGGATTGATCGGCGGCGCGGGGCAAACCCGGAAGACCGCTGCCTTTGTGCCTCCAAGCTTTACTTTCGTGGCGGGAACCTCCGAGCAGACCCACGATTTTCGGCTTTTCAGCACCTCAAGGCAGCCATTCCGCTTTCATCAATTATTGTGATGTGTTAAGCGAAATCATCAAAGCGATGCCATTGAGCGCCGGTCGGATCATCCCGCCGGCGCTTTTCTTTTGGCACATGATTCGAAGCTCCGCAACATTTGTCGCCATTATCGCTACATTTCTTCTTGCATGCCGTAGCGATATTCGCTACAACCATCCTCACAGCACAGCACAGCACAGCGACCACGAAGGCCACGGCCGATCTGATCGCGGAACAAAGGATGGGGATCCGAGCATGGCAAGCATATCTGAAATCGGTCGCGGCAATCAGCAGATCAACCTTCGGGCGCCAGACGGTCTTCATGACCGCATCAAAGAATCGGCTCTCAAAAACGGTCGTTCGCTGAACGCTGAACTGGTCCATAGGCTTGAATCGTCCTTCGAACCTTCTGTCGCGCTGGCACCAGCAATCGCTCAGGTTATCGACGAACATATCGAGCAGCAGGTCAACAGCCGCCTCCGCGCCATTGCCGCTCAGATTGGCGGTGCGTGATGGCCTACGTCAAACGCTTCCAAATCCAGCGCCTCACGGCCTCGAACGCGACCGAATACTACACACTCTTCGCCGGCCAGGATGACTGGACCCGTGACGACATGGATGCGGTCGAGTTCTCCACCTTCGACAAGGCCGCGCACCGTGCCGATCGGGTCGGCGGACTGGTCGTCGAGTTCAGCCGGCAGGCTACCGCCCTCGAGGCGATGATGCTGGAACGCGCCGTCACCAATCATTTCTCAATCGCAGCTGAATGAGGCTCGCCATGACCGCCACCCGACAGAAGAAACTCGAATACATCCGCAGCTTTGGCCCGTACGCGCTGGATCAGGCCGTGACCGCCATGCTGGCACGCAAGGAATCCAACTGGCTGACCGACGACCAGATCGACGACATCACGTCTCAGATGGTCTCCGACGCTCGCTGGACGCAGCACCACAACATGCGGGAACGGGAACTGGCGCAGTCTCGCCGGGCGCTCGCTTATACCGATGCGGGTCGCGTCTACTCTGCTCTTGCTTCGGAGGGTGCACGATGACCGACCTCTTACAGATCGAACAGCAGCCGTGGATGCGAGGCGAGGCATACTACCGTTACACATGCACCAATTGCGGCGAAGAGACAAAAGACACCTATGTCGAGCCTGTCCGAACCAACATGCGGAATGCCCGGCTCTGCTACACCTGCAATCACTGGAACGACTTCGACAAGCAACTCGCCGCTGAACACGGTAAGATGACCATCATTGCTGGTGCGATCTACACGCCCGGCAACAAGACCACCGGTCAGTTTCGCGGAATGGCTGGACGCCGGTTCGATATCGAATACATCGAGCCTTCCGCCTATGCCGGTCAGCGGACGACGACCTTCGATCTGTGGACAGGCGGCGCAATGCCGGATTGGCTTCAGGGCAAATACGCCGATACGGCGGTTTTCCTGAACGGTGCCGAGCGTTGCCAAGTCGGCGAGACCGGCTGCTGGAACCCTTCCGAGAACAAGACGGAGCCTTACCCGCTTCCGATCAAGCTTGTCGCCAAGGCCACCGCCTCCACTCCCACCCGTGAAGGGGGAGAAGCGGCATGAGCAAGATCACCGTTAGCATCGACAGCAGCCGTCCGATCTTCATTGAAGCGGACGCCGACAACTTCGGACAGGTCTTCGCCAACATGAGCGACGAGGACCAGGTCAACGTTCTCCGCGCCATGGTCGAGCACATGAAGCCCCACCGCATCCAGTGGGATTACATCTCAATCGCTCTGGAGAAGGATGAAAACCGCGACGTTCGCGATCAGCTCTCTGTGATCCTGCCGGACATCGCCGCCAAGGATGCGCAGATCGAACGACTGCGGGAGGATACCGAAAGGCTTGCCGACAAGATCGAGGATCTGATCGCTGAGTTTGGCGACGACCCGAAGGCGGCGCTCGAATGCGTGTCTGAGCATTTGCAGCTCCGTCGGCTCAGCAAGCCGGAGGTCTCCTATGCGTAACTGCTGCGCTGCCAACCAGTTCGACGGCTCCTGCGAAGGCGGTGAATGCCGATCCGCCGCCAGACCGATCATCGATCTCCTTGATCGCGCTCCGGTCTTCATGCCGCGGGTTCGCGACTATCTCGCGGTTATCGCCTTCATTTCCATCATCGCCGTGGTCTTCGGCGCCATTACCGAGCTGCGCCAGACAGAGCAGCAATTCCAACTTCAAGCGAGGGTTTGATCATGACTGCACAGTCCATCGGCGCGCTTGCGCTTAACCCGCATGTCGAAGCGCTTAAGGAGCGGTTCAAGGTCATCCCGGATGGGGTCTACTTTGGCATGTCGGAACACGTTTATCACGCGGACCCGGCGCTCGGATCGACCGGGATCAAGAAGCTGATCGATAACGCTCCCGATTATTGGTGGGATTCGCCGCTCAACCCAGCTCGACCGGAAGATGACGACACGCCGGCCAAGGTCTTCGGTCGACAGTTCCATCAATGCGTCCTTGAAGGTGCTGACAAATTCAAGGCTGGTCATGCTCCGCAGACGCTTCCTGGCAACCGCAAGGAAGGCATTGAGGAAATTGCCAAGATCAAGGCCGAAGGCAAGGTGCCAGTCAAGTTCAAGGACTGGTCGAAGATCATGGCAGCGTCGGCATTCATCCGCGCAAACCAGACCCTCGCCAAGGCGTTTGACGGAGGGGTGCCGGAGGTCTCGGTCTTCTGGACTGAGGCAGGCATCCGCTACAAGGTCCGGCTCGATTACCTCAAGATGAATGCCATTGCCGACTTGAAGTCGCTGGCGAACATGCACGGCAAGGAGTTCGGCAGGGCATGCCGCGATGCGATCGCCACCTACGACTATATCGTATCGGCTGAGCATTACCGCCACGGCCGGCTGCAGATGGCCCGCCTGATCAAAGAAGGCGCCGTCTACAACGTCCCGGAAGATCAGATGCCTTGGCTCATCAACGTCGCCAGCAACAAGGCTTTTGCCTTCGTGTTTGTCTTCTACCAGAAGGACGGGGCTCCGATCTCCCATGGGATCAGCTTGTCTCCCGGCAATCCGCTCTTCGGGTATGCTCGGCAGATGATCAACAAGGCCGTCGAGAACTACAAACGCTACATGACCGAGTTCGGGACGGATACCGCGTGGGTGCCGACAACACAGCTGGACGAGCTGCAAGAAACCGATCTGCCGGTCTGGTACCAGCAGCGCCTGACGACGGGGGAATGAGCGATGATCCTCAACGCTGATTACGGCGAGCCGACCGATCCAGTTGTCACCATTCGCATGACGAAGCGACAGGCCGAATGGGCATCCGCCGGCTTGGCAGACATGGCTTGCTGGGTTCGAGGCTTCAACGCCGCCCTGAAAGATGGGGAAAGCGACCGGTCCCCGCTGGGGCTTTCCGAGATCCGGGAACTGAACATTGCGCTCAAGAAGGCGCTGGAGGCATCAGAATGAACCAGGTAACGCAAGCATCTAAGCTCGGCGCGCAGGTCGCTATTACTGGCGGGGATAACGGCTTCGCGGTCACCCCGCAGACCCTCAGCGACATCGTCGAGTTCGCCAAGTTCATGTGCCAGTCGAATGCCGGCATACCGGCTTATCTTCGAGGCAATGCGCCGGATTGTGCCGCCATCACCATGCAAGCGCTCAAGTGGAACTTCGACCCGTTCAGCGTGGCCCAGAAGTCCTACAAGGTGAAGGACGTGCTTGCCTATGAAGCACAGCTGATTGCCGCTGTGGTCAACACACGGTCGGGCATCAAGGGCCGTCTCAAGTATAGCTTCGAGGGCGAAGGCGCGGCTCTCACCTGCACCGTTACGGGCATCTTGGAAGGCGAGGAATATGCCTATACCTCGCCCCCGGTCGGCTCGATCACCACGAAGAACTCTCCGCTGTGGAAGACTGATCCTCAGCAGCAGCTCGGGTACTACTCTGCCCGCTCCTGGGCGCGCCGGTATACGCCGGAAGTCCTGCTTGGTGTCTATGACCGAGACGAGGCTGAAGACTTCCGAGGCCCTGACAAAGCGAAGGATGTCACCCCGGCATTCGACCCGTTCTCAGACGACATCTATACGCCGCCTCAAGGGCAGCAGGACGGTGGACGGACTTGGACCGGGGACATTGCCCACGAAGAGCCACATGACGCGTCTACGGGCGAGATTTTGACCGACAACCGATCCGACGCCGCCGTCCCCCCTCCCGGCGCGTCCGATGCTGACGACGACCTCCAGACGTCAGCGAGTGAGGCCGGGTCTGTCCCCGCGGACCCGGCCTCCACCAAGCTCCCAACGCAGCTCCGCAACCACCTAATGGATTTTGCGCGCAAGGCTTCCACCATCGTGGAAGATGACGCGCTGACGGATGAGGTGAAGGGCAAGACCATCGAGGACATGCTCGTCAACTACCGTGACGTGGTCCCTGAGCCCGCATGGGGCAAGCTCTCGACGATCAAGGTCTGCATGCAGGCGGTATTCGCCGGCAAGCGCACGATCGATCAGGCTAGGACCTTCATCGCGTCGGACCTGCTTGATTGCAAAGTCGAAGAGATTGGAGGCTGACCATGAACTTCCCCCGCCTCTACCTTGATCTCGATGGTGTCATGGCTGATTTCGACGCTCACTTCCCCGCGACCTTCGGGATCGACCACCGCGACCAGGCTGATGACGACATGTGGTCGCTCATCAACTCGCACGACAGCTACTTCCGGGACATGCCTGTATGCGAAGGAGCCAAGAAGTTCTTCGATGCCGTCTCGTGGATCGACCCGATCATCCTGACTGCATGCCCCAAGTCAAACTATGCCCATGTAGCCCGACAGAAGCGGGCATGGGTGCGGGAGCACCTGTCGGAGAACTGCATCATTCTCCCGGTCATGGGCGGACGCAACAAGCCGCTGTTCATGCATGCGCCGGGCGACATCCTGATCGATGACTTCGAGCGCAACATTAAGGCATGGGAGTTAGAAGGCGGGATCGGGATACTGCATCGCGATTTCCTGACGACACGCAATGCTCTTGAGGGCCTGGTCGGCAACACGGGGTTTGCAGCATGAACCGCTACGAAGCCACCATGGCCCAGACCCGCGCCGTCGGGAGACTGAACATCCAGATCGAGGCGGAGAAGCTCGTCAAGCGGATCTATCAGACCCGCAGGCCAGCGGGCTCTGCGAACGAAGACGTCGCCAAGTGGATCACGGATCGGCGATACGGCTACCGCGTCGAAGGTGGGCCGCTTATCCGGCTGACCGAAATCGGCAAGAGATATGCGCGGGAGATCGGATCATGATACTGGCGGATCTCGCACATCTACTTGACCATCCAACGGCAATCGTTGGCACGACTGGCGCCGGCAAGACATTTGCGGCGAAGGGAGCTGTTGAAGTCCTTTTGGCCATAGGGCGCCGGGTTATCATCATTGACCCTACGGGTGCATGGTGGGGCTTGCGCACCGGTGCGGATGGCAACCGCGACGGGGGATTCCCTGTGATGATCTTCGGCGGGGATCATGCTGACGTTGAACTAACGCCGGACGGCGAAAGCGGTAAGGCGCTTGGCAAGGCTCTCGCCAACCGTGACGTGCGGGCGATCATTGACATCTCGTCCATGACCGGCGGTGAGAAGAACCGCTTCCTCACGCCGTTCCTGGAGCAACTTTACGCCGGCAACCGCGCGCCACTTCACTTGATCGTTGATGAGGCCGATGAAGTAGCGGCTCAAAAGCCGGCCGATGGCGAGCAGCGGCTTCTCGGCATCTTCGACAAGATCGTGCGGCGTGGACGGATCAAAGGCTTTCGCCCGCTGATGATCACCCAACGGCCGGCGGTAATCCACAAGAATGTCCTGTCGCAGATCGGAACCCTGATCGCGCTGAAGCTGACGAGCCCGCAAGACCGCAAGGCAATCGACGATTGGGTCAAGGGCAACGCAGACGCAGGGGAAGCGCGCGCCGTCATGTCGTCACTACCGACGCTTGCCCGGGGCGAAGGATGGGTCTGGTCTCCAGCTGCCAACGTACTGGCCAGAACGACATTCCCGGCGATCAAGACATTCGACTCCAGCCGGACTCCGACAGATGGAGAGACGATCGTGCAGCCTGCGCTGACGTCGGTGGACGTTGAAGCGCTTCGAACCGCCATGACGATAGCGGTCACGGATGCAAGCGTCCCCAGCGCTCGTCTGCCGAGCAGAGCCGAGATCGACTCAGCAGAACAGCGCGGCTTTGCTCGAGGCTTGGAACAGGGGATGGCTCGCGGCGCGGCCCTGGTGTTGGACGCAGCACGAGCTGCATCTGAAAGCGTCTGGTCTCCCCTGACAGCGCAGGATCAGGCCAACGTAGCTACTCCACCGGCAGCTCGTGCTGCAGTTCCTGCGGTTGAGAAGTCACAGCCTGTGGCCAAGGCTATTCAGCGCACTGGTGCTTCCGAAAACCCTCTCCTCAACGCCGCAATGCAGGTATATCCGGTGAAGATGACCTGGGCCGGTCTCGCAGCCATGTGCGGGCGCAAAGCCAGCGGCGGTCACTTCAACACAACTCGCAAGCGGCTGAAGGCTGACGGCTTTGTTCGCGAGGAAGGTGATCTGGTGATCCTTCTAAACCCGCCGGACGCGCCGGAAGGCGTCATCCCCGCCGATCTGCTTGAGCAGAACCTTCCCCAGCCGGCACAGAAAATGTTTGCCGCTATCCGCCGCTCGCCCGGCATCGCAATTGACGGCCTTGCGGCCGCTCTCGGCATGCAGCCGCGTGGCGGGCATTGGAACACCGGCATGTCGATCTTGCGGAAGAACGGGCTGATCACGGAGACAGCCGGGATTTGCATCGCAGAGGGTCTGGAAGGAGCAAAGTCATGACTCGCTCGGTGGAAGAATGGTGCGGCCGCACCGACGACGCCAAGGTCCCGGCCCGGGTCAAGATCCGCATCCTGGAGCGCGAGAACTTCATCTGTCATCTCACGGGCGCCAAGATCGACCCGCTGCGGGACGAATGGGACCTTGACCACAAGCATGCCTTGATCCTCGGAGGCGAACACCGGGAGGCAAACCTCTTCCCTGCGCTTCGGGTGTCCATCGCAAGAAGACCGCCGTCGAGATGGGCGTGAAGTCGAAAATCGCACGGGTGAAGAAGAAGCATCTGCTCGGCAAGCCAAAGTCGTCACTCTCTCACCCCAGCCTAAAACGCCTCATGGACGGCACGGTCGTAGACCGCCGGACGGGCGAAGTCATCGGAGGAAGCCAGCCATGACCAACCCAACAGGAGACGCCCTCAAGGCGTATGATGCGCAGATGCGGGTAAAGCCGCTGGAGTGGCGTGATGGACGTAGCGATAAGACCGTCTTTCCGGTCGTTCAAGTCGCCGTCATTCTCGGCGCAGATAATCTTGACGGCCTCGATTATGAGGTAATCGGGCCAGATAGACATAACCTATATGAGGTCGTGTTTGGCAATAAGATTATCAAATCACGCGGGAGTGAGACATGACGACGCCAGTCGATCTTCCCTATTGGCCGGCAGCCATGAACCAGAAACTCGCGGCGGCATACTGCGGTCTTTCCGTCGAACTGTTCAAGCAGCTTTGCCCAGTCAGGCCGCTAAAGTACACAGAATCCACATGGGGGCATAGATATTTGCGCCAACGCCTAGACGAATGGCTGGCTTCTCTCGATCCAAACGTTAAACAATCCTCTGTCGTCAAATTCGAGGATTTCTTCGGTGGTGGTAAAGGTGCAGCTTAAAGGGCTGAATATCCGCCGATCTCGCGGCAAATGGTACGTGTCGTATCGGGCAACGGGCGAAACCTTGATTAAGGGCTTCGTCGGGACGCGGGATCAGCTCGACCGCCAGATTGCTAGCCATGACTTCCGTCTTAAGCACCTGCAAGCCGAAGGCCGCGACAGAAGACCTTCATACGACGAAGGAACCCTTGGCTCGGTGATAAAATGGTTCAAGGAGGAGTGTCCCCGTTGGGATAAGCTTTCCGACGCGAGCAAAGAGGATTACGAAAAGTCGTTTTCATATCTAGACGCAGCCCGCCATGAAACCGCAGGCCCGGTTCTGAATTTCCCAGTCTCGATCATAAACCAGCCAAGCATCTATGGGATGAGAAACAAGGCAGCCAAGGACAAGTGGGAACGATTCGCTGATAAGTTGGTCAGTCACCTCTCAACCATCTTCAAGGAGGCGGTTAAGGTTGGCAAGATGGTACAAAACCCTGCCGGCGGGGTTGAGAAGCTACACAACGCCGATCCTAACGCCAATCATGAGTGGACCGAAACGGAGGTCCAGACGGCGATTTGGCTCGCTCCCGATCATATCCTGACGCCTTTGATTCTAGCTCGATATCAGGGGTTCCGGGGGCAGACTTGCGCAGCCCTCGCTTGGAACCATTATGTGAACGATGCCGAAACTATCAAAGCATTCTCGATCGTAGTGCGGAAGAACAACGAGCCTGGTTGGTTTCCATGCTCGTCCGAGACCCGGAGACACCTTGAGACGCTTGGGAAGAAGTCGCCGCGGATATGTCTCAACAGCGACAGCCGGCCATGGAAGAACGAGAAGGCCATGCAGGGCGCAGTAAGCGACTACCTAAGTGACCTTAAGTTGAGCGGGCTGATCAGGGAGGGATGTACTCTCCATGGCCTACGCGTGACGTATGCCGCGTCGATCAGGCGCAGGGGCTTCGACACTGGGATTGTGGCCGATGCCCTTGGCGATCGCTCAAGGAAGATGGGAGAGCATTACACGCGCCATGTTGAGAAGGAGCGCGGACGACTGGTGGTTTTCCAGTCCGAAAACGGTGTGCAAAAGAAGTGA